TGCTCCAGCGGCTGGCCCAGCCCGGCGCCGGCGGCGCGGTAGTTCGCCCGGCCGGTGATCTGCAGCAGCCCGCGCCCGCGGTAGCACCAGCCATCGCCGGACGCCTCGTCGCCATTGCCGTTGCGCGAGGCGTAGGCGTTGTTGGCGATGGCTAGGGGGTTGCGCGCCAGGCGCTGCGCCAGGGCGTTGGGCTGGCCGTCGGCGCCGAGGTACCGGCTCGGCCAGGTCGCAACCAGGCCGCGGGCGCTGTAGTTGAGGTTCTCCACCAGCCGGGTCAACTGGGCGCTTTCGTGGCCAACCTGGGCAAGGAACGCCGCCGCGCGCACAGGCGACGTGATACCGAAGCGGGTCATCCCGCGGTTCAGCGCACCAACAAAAACGCCGGCTCGAGGGCCGGCGTTCGGGAGGATTTGCAGCAGTTGCTGCTCAGTGATAGGCATGCTGATCTCCAGGCACAAAAAAGCCCGCAGAGTGCGGGCTGGTCATAGAGTCTCGGGCTGCATCTCGGGAGGTGCCGGCATCGACAATCGGACATCGATCCAACTGTTGAGCGGGACATCCAGTGGGGCGCCCTTCCCGAGCACCATTTCGCCGTCGTCACTGAGTGTCCAGCGCTGTCTGAAGAGCCGGATGGTGACCGTCCCATTCTCAGCCTGTTCGCTATCGGTGATGCCGAGCGGGCGACCGCCGTCAGGAGACGCAGGATCGATCACGCGCCAGCCCTCTTTCGCAAGGCCCAGGCAGCCAGATATCTGGTAGACGCCGACATCGAGGCGTTGGACGGTAACGCCGAGGGCCTCTGCATTAGCTACACCCCACGCGCCAGCAGGCTCGAAATCCAGCTCATTGAGATCGGGTCTCAAGCTCGCAGCAACGTTGGCGATACGCACGACCGGCGATGCCGCACGAAGCGTCCCGTCGGTTGCTCTCGTCGTGTTTCCCGAGTGATAAAACAGGACCCACGGCCCAGGATTGCCCCCTCCGTCGAAATGTCGGCAGCCAACCCAGGGATTCGTCGTGCTGGGCCGTGGCGTGATCGCGATCTGCTGTACGTAGTTGCCGCCGAGCGTATTCACGAGCAACGAGCCCGCTGAGTCGCCGTACGGCGCACCGGAGGCGCCGACGGGATAGCGATAGAAACCCGGCCGGAAAGTCGAGTCGGGAGCGCCGGAAGGACCGCCGCTCGGGCTACCCAGCCCGAAGGCACCGACGGTCATCACGTTCCCATCAGCGGTACCGACATTAGCCATCGCGGCAGTTCCTAACTCAAGATTCGATCGCGCGCCTGCGGCAGTAGTCGCACCTGTTCCCCCGTTTGAAATTGGGCGAACTCCATTGACCCCATCACGCCCATAAATTTCTGTGAAGTTCTCGTTACACTTTCCGAAGGCGGTCTTCGCTGGGTCACCTATATAGCTACCATTATTAGTTGTCGTATCGATAATTTTCTGAGCCATGAATTACTCCTAGTTCCGTATCACGCAATCACAATTAAAGGCCAATTGAACGGACGATTCGTTTCGTCTGGCACAAGAGCAGACGCGAAAATAGTGGTTCTAGAACTATAGAGAAATCCGACCCGAGGGGACTCAAGAGTAAACCATGGCTTTAGGTTGAAATGGCTCACCATATAGTACGTCGATGCTTCATAGGGATATGGCATCGCCCATGTTTGTAGCCGCATCCCCCCAGGCCAATTCGGGTTGAATGCATACTTGCTCCACGTTTGCGCCCCACCTACGAAGCGAACGATCTCACGATTGCTATCGAACATCACACGTGACTGACCATCGAATACTTGAAGTCCCCAACCACCGGTACGAGGAAGCATCACGGCGGCCGCCTTCCACTGCCCTCCATATACCGGCGGTTCAGTGTCCCGGAAAATAGACTGATAAAACGCGAAGCCAGTCCACGCTCCGGGCCCTCCCAGATGACGGAACTGATATATCTGGTGAGGCCCGTTCGGCCTAACATACACATACGGCTCATAGGGCGAATTTATGGGGGTCGAATAGCTGATAACAAGTTCCGTTGCTCCCTGCACCCCATAAGTCCCCGACTCCACAATATGCATGCATGGATTTACATCGTCGATGATTGTCTGCCCGCTATTACCGCGAATGAGAGCTCCGTAACTCATGAGAACATCACCGCATGCAGAATATAGGTTGTATTCGAAGAACCGCTCATTTCAAACATGATGACGTTACCAGCGATACGGTACGGCGGGACAAATCCGGATGGATTTCCGTTAGCAATGAAGAACACTACGCCGCGAGCGGGATCAAACCCTGGAACAGTTACTGACATTCCAGTTGTGATCGCTCCGATGGATTGCCGATAGATAGTTCGCGCCGACTGTCCGGTGAGATCCATGATGATCCCACCGGCGGCGTTTAGAATCCGGAGACCGTAGGTCATGCGTCGAGATTCCCGATCTGTACCCGCAACACGAGGTTCGCGTCGTAGACCTTGACGGCCTCCGCCGTCTGCCTCATGAAGCCCCCGGATGTCGCGCTGTTCATCGTCAAACTCCCTGCTTTATCAAGCTTCCACAGCGGCTCGCCGTTGGCACCGAGTGCGGTCGACTGAATCACGTTGCCGATCATCGCGTTGGTGATCCAGCCAGTTCCTATCAGCGCCTGACTGATGAAGGTCTGCCCGTTCTGTATCACAAACGGAGCAGTCAACTGTCCGTTGGCGGTATTCACGACTGCAAAGCGATTCACATCAACAAGGAACTGCGACTGGAAGACACCAGCCTCGTTTTCGATACCCAAGCCGATACCAGCTGCAACGTACTGACCGCCTGCCGTGACCTGCATCTTCACCGCCCACATCGCTGACAGTTGGCCATCGGTGCTGGTTTGCGCTTGGCTGACCTGTTGGATGGCAGCAGTGTTGCTTCCGACAGTAGCGCTGAGCGCCTGGATATTCGAAGCCAGGGCGTTATCGGCGGAGGCGCGCGCCTGTTGTTCCGTAACGATGGCTGCTGCGTTTGCGTCAACCGAAACCTTCACAGAGTCCACGCGGATTGCAGTTGCAAGGTCGGCGTCGGCCGAGACCGACTGAACCGTTACTGTTCCCGCATAGACATTGCTATCTCCGGCGCCCCAGTCCGTATCTCCGGCAGCATCGGGTGTCACCTGGGCGACCAGGCCGTTAATGCTCTCTGCCTGCGCAGTAAGCTTGCCGTCGATCACACCGATGTTGGTGGTGTTCTGTTCGACCCGAGCAGCCAGAGCGCCCACCTCTGCCGAGATCTGGCCGATGTCAGTCCAGTATGCTTCGCTCGGCGGTGCGATGTTGCCAGAGGTATTGCTGCTCCACTGGTAGAGGCGACCATTGTGATAGACAACATCCCCTTTCGAGTAGATTTTTGCCGGGTCATACGCGGTCGAGTTGTTGAGCAGATCGGTAACCTTCTCGCTCAAATCATCGATCTCGCCGATTTTGTCCTTCAGCCCTTGGTTCAGCGCGCTTTCGCTGATGCGATCAGAAAAATACCGGTCGTATTCCGTCTGGTCGCTGCTTGATTGGCCATTGGTCCCAGCGCCAGCCGGATACCACGCCCCTATGTTGCCAGTGCGATCTATCAAGCGTGCCCAGAAGAAGAACGACACGCCAGCCGCCAGCCCCTGCATTTCATGGGCCGCCTGTGGGAAAGCGAAGTCGCCCAGTTTCTTCGCCTGCTCTCGATCAGTGGTGGTGCCGTACCATATTTCCGTGCGCTGGGTATCCTCGGCGCCAGCAGGGAAGCCCCACTCCAGACCGATGCCGAACACCCGCGATTGCGTGCGGAGATAGGCAACCGCCGGCGGCGCGCCGGTCTTGCCGCTGAGTTGGGTCAGGATCGAGCTCTTCCAGACCGACGTGATGTCGAAGGCCGACACCGCGCGCACCCGCGCCAGATAGCCACCTGCGTAGATGCCGGTCACATCGACGCTGGTGGTGCCGGCACGCGGCAGGCGGATCCAGTTGCCGCTGTCCTTCTTCCACTCGACGTCGTATGCCACCGCCCCTTCTACAGCAGGCCAGGCAATGGTCATCGTGCTGACCGCCAATCCCTGATCGAACTGGTAGTGCGAGGTCAGCGTGACGCTCGCCGGCGGCGCAACTGTGGTGATCGGGATAACGCTGATCGGCCGGCTCTCCAACTTGGCACCAGTGTCGATCGCTGAGAACTTCCCGGGCTCGTACTGCAGAGCGGTGATCTCGAAGACACCCCGCTCCGGCTGACTGACTTTCATCACACGGTAGAGCGGCACCGCCAGGTCGTCGGCATCGAGGGTCCAGACCAATTCCGGTAGCGGGGTCTCGCTGTAGGCTGTCGTCACGGTCACCGTGCGCCCGGCAACCGACTGCACGGTTCGCGCCTCAGCCTTACCGCTGGGCAGGTTCAGGAACAGCCGGTCGCCAGACTTTGCCTGGGTATCGCGATCCAAGGTGATCACTCGGCCAGCGACCGCAGAGATCCTCCCGCCGATCTCCCGTCCAGCCAGCAGCGCGTCAGCCACCGGAATCACCCATCCCGGCAGCGGAATTGCTCCGTCCATCCCAGTACGGAACGTTATCGTGCGATCCTGGCTGTTGGTCAGGATCGCCCACTTTCCGCGCCGCTGGGCCTCACTCTCGCGAGTGCAGCCGATGGCTGCCACCTCGACCGGGTTGTCGCCGTAACGCCGCTGCAGGCGCTTATCGGTGGCCGCAGCCACGTCGGTGTCGTAGTTGTTCGCCGGATTGTCGTAGCTGACCAAGGCGCGGCTGTACCGAGTACGCTCACTGGCAGAGCCGTAGCTGAAGCGGCCGTCGATGACATTGGCCCGGGTGTAGGCGAAATCGACGTCGGTGGCGCGCGGGATATCCGCCTGGATCTTCAGTTGGCCCTGGGCCCAGTACGCCATACCACGGTAGATCGCGGTGAGGTCACGCAGCAGCTCCCAGGCCCCGGCGCGGCTTTGCAGGTTCAGGTTGCAGGTGTGTCGCGGCTCCTGGCCGCCCTTCCCGTCCGGCACCAATTGGTCGCAATACTGGGAAATCCGGTACATCTCCCAACGGTCTACCATCCAGGCCTTGATGCGTTTACCCACACCGAAGCGATCGTTGGTCACGATGTCGTAGGTGTGCCAGACCGGGTTATCGGTCCAGGCCTGTTTCATCGTGCCGTCCCAGATACCGAGGTAGGCACGGGTCTCCGGATCATAATTGCTCGGCACCTGGACCTTCCGCCCGCGGCAGTCGACTGTGACAGCCGGAATGTTGCTGAACTGCTCTGCGCTGAACTCGACATACAGCAGGGCCGTGTTCGGGTAGCGCAGCTTCGCGTCGATCACCTCGGTGTAGCCGGCGACCAGCATGGTGTCGGCGATGCGGTTGTTGTTCTGGTTCGGCGTCAGGCGGCGGACGCGCAACTGCCAGCCATTGGTGGCCGCCGGCAGGTCGATCCGGCGGGAGCGCTCGTAGCGGGTGGTGGTCTTGCCATCGACGGCCTCGCGCAGCACCTCCTGATAGGCGCCGCCGTCGGTGGCCAGATCTACGGCATATTCGATCCGGTACCCGCCGATGTTGCCGTTGGTGTCCTGCTGCTGGAGCGCTGGCCAGGCGAAGCGCAGGCGCACTGCGGAAAGCTGGGTATTGCTCAGCGAGCGCACCCAGGGCGTATCGCTGCGCAACTCGATGTTGACGCTGGTTTCGTTCTCAACGGCAGGGATGCCTGGGATGTAGTCCTGGTCCACCGACCCCGCGCGCCACTCCCACTTAACGTTGGGGAAATTCAGGTTACCGCTCGGATCCATCAGCGGGGTGTTGTCGAGGTAGATATCGCGCTCGCTCGGAACGCCGGCGAACTCGCCCTCGCCCACGGCGAGCAGGATCTTGGCCATCGCGACCGAGCGCAGGCTGTCGGGTGCCTCGACCGGCTGTTTCGGCTTGCTACTGCCGCCCTTGCGGCCGGTCAGGTGCTGGTGAACTGCGCCCATGCTTTCCTCCGGGCATGAAAAAACCCGCACTAAGCGGGCTTTTTCAATAAGACTTTGTATTACTGCGAATTTTTCTGAATTTGCTGGGATGCCTTGATCTGCTCAAGCAGTTGCTTATTCTCAAACGACTGTTGCCGAACCTCTTGCAGCAACTGGGACGTGTCTCGCCCTGAGTCGAAGCTGGCAACACCGTAAGCCATCACGCCAATCACGATACCAACGATAGCAATCACAGACACAATGGAATTGATGATGATCGTACCCTTGATGCCCCGCACCCCCGCCAGGTCACGGTCAAGCAGTTGAAGGGTGTGGTTCATTTCGCCCAGACCATCCGCTACACGCCCTTCAAACTCCTTCAGACGCGCATCTACCTTGAGCTCTTGGTTCTCAAGGTGGGCTTTCAGTTCGTCACGATTCAGATCACTCATAGGATCACTATACACTGACTTTTCGGTGCCTGCTTTCTGTTCAGGACGGCCAAGTACCCTCTTGCGATTTTGAGCACGATGCTCCCTGATCTTTGCCCTCTCAACAACCCGCTTTTTTGCTAGAAGCCTTAACTGTTCTCGCTCCACTTCTCGAACATATGCGTCCAGGCCAGCCTCCAAACCAATTGCGTAGTCTCCAGCCCCCGACTCAACATCCCCAACTTTTATTTGACTTAAGACTAGCTCAGCTGATTCAAGCTCACCCACGGCAGTATTAGACTTAACCACTTTAAGCTGAGGAGTTTGCTTAAACTTAACCATGAGAGATGCCCTCAGACTCTTTCTTTGAGCTCAGCCAACGCTCAACTCCTTGCAGAGACGTCTGGACCACAACAGAACACTTAACACAGGTAAGAATAGCAACAGGTATAAAGTATCTATTACCACTCATTGGGAGCATGTATACAAGAACTAAAGACTCTTCCTCCAGCTCTGCACCGCTTCCTGCCATGCTGGCTTCATTATGAATCTCCCAAGATTCATTACCGCAATGAGGACATCTGTAGTTAGAGCCGCGTGTATCCCTCAGAAACTCTACAAACTGCTTCGAAGTGATCTGTGGCTTGACGACCTCTCCTTCGGTCACAACTGACTCCCTAGCTTTTATCTTCTGCATAAATGGATGCACTGATAATAGCCCCACCCCAGCGCCTTTTGCCATAGCAGATCGGCACCGGGTTCCCGCTGGCGGTGGTATTTCTGGCGCTGCCGAAGGCGTAGCTGGGAAGATTCTCCGGTGCCGCGCTCTGCTTCAGGCCCTGGGCTTGGGGGCTGAGCATTTGGATGACGCCGCCGATCGCCATCGCCACACCGGCTGTCCCCATAGCCCCCGTCAGACCACCGGCAGCGGCGAAACCACCAGGGCCGGCCATGATGGTCGCCGCCACGATAAGGGCAACACCCACAATCGTCTGCACCAACCCGCCACGCTTCCGGCCACGCATGACCGGAGCAATGCGAATTTCCTCGGCGCCCCCGAACTGCAGCTCATCTTGGGAAATGTTCCGTTTCCCACGGAATACAGCGAACTCCATACCTCGCAGGTGGGCATTGGCGAGGAAGCGCTCGAGGCCTGGAATCTGCACGCACAAGGCCTTGATCGCTTCAGCAGTCGACCCGACGAGCATACGGTACTCCCGGCCGAACTGCCGGAGCGCGCCGTAGAGCTTGATGGTTGTCATCGGAGTGTGGTGCGCTGCGGTGGTCATGTGTTTCTCCAGGTAATAAAAAACCGCCCGGAGGCGGTTTGCAGAAGTTCAATACGGCTCAAGAGCTAGTTCTTGTACATCATGACAAAACCATCGACACCCATTTCTACCCTAAGCATAGCAAGCTGAGCTTCAGCACTTTCTCTTTTCTTCCATGGCCCAACGAAAATCCTCAAGACCCCATCACCACTTTTCTCGGTGAAAACCGGGTAATGAAATTCCTCTAGATTACTCAGCAACCATTCCGACCTACCTGCGACTGAAACTCTGGTAACCCAGTATGGGGTAGATGTGCTAGGGTCTGGTGCATCGGGCTTTATGGGCATAAACGCAATAACACCTTTGGGCAGCTTACCTGGTTGACATGCACCTTCAACTACCCAAGGTTCAATATCTCCAACAATAGCATCAAGGCCGCGTTCTTCGCGATTAACCACAATATAAGGCTGAAAACCGGTATATCCTCCGAAAGAGTTCTTGGCGTTTACTTCGCCGCAATATAGCCCCTTTCGGACCTCACGCTCATTCTGAAATGTGGCCGATCCCGGATCCTTCAGCTTTTCGGAGACCGCATTCCGAACTTCACGTTCCTCACTGCAGCCTACAAGGGCGACAGCAAAGCAAGTCATGACGAATATCCCCTTCATACCCCCTCCATAGCTGTTGATGGGACTCTACCATCACCGCTCCGGCGCCAGAACCCAGCAGAGTGTTGACCTCAGGTAGTCAAGGGGCGCACCCGGTGCCGCAGCACCAGTCGCATCCGGTCGAGCCACGGCCCACCGAACACGATGATTTCGCTGGGCTTGCCGTACAGGTGGTGCAACAGGAACGGCCCGGCGCCGAAGTGTTGCATATCCTCGCCAGGTAGTGATGGATCGTCCGCCAGGTAGATCCCGGCGTGGTTCGGGTGCGCGGTACGTCCCACAGCCATCACGATCATGTCGCCGCGCTGCGGCCGGTCCACCCGGATGAAGCCGGCCCCTTCGAACCGCTGCTCGTAGAGGCTTGGACCGTCTGCCCGCTCCCACCAGCCATCGGCACGCTCGAAGTGCGGGAACTCGATGCCCCACTCCCTCTGGTACCAGTCCGAGCAGACCTGCCAGCAGTCCTGCACCCCATGCACGAACGCGCGTCCGAGCAGCGGCACCTGGTCGACGGGCTCGATGGTACGCAGGTCGCCCTCCGGCCAGCTCAGGATGTGCCATGTCAGGCCCGAGGCGTTGCACATCGCGACATCTGCGGCACTCGGTCGGCTGGTGGCATCGGGGTGGCTGTGCACCACGGCGACGATCTCTCCCTGATCCTCTGCCTCTGCATACGCCTCCGGTGCGATGCGGAACTCCTCGCCGGCGTCGGCAGCGGTGTTTTCGCAGGGAACGTATCGCTGGCTCCGGCCAGAACGGATGATCAGTCCGCAGCACTCGCGCGGATACTCTGCCGCAGCGTGCTTCTGCACGGCAGACAGGATGTGCTTGAGCATGGTCAGCTCCTGGCGATGATCGAGACGGCAGGGAAGCCGCCGAAGGGCAGTTGGTTGCCTTCACCGAAGCGCGGGATGCAACCGGTGCCCAGGCAGCCATCACACTCGTCCCGGGCTGGGTCATCGGTGGGGTTGCCGTCGATGTCGAAGTACGGGCCGGTGTAGCCGCAGTCGGGCCCGCGGTACCCGCCCGTCATCGCCCAGTGGCAAAGAGTCGTCATCTGCCGACCGACCTGCTCGCCGCCAACGTCACCTGGCGAGGCCAGTTCCCAGGCCACGTACTGGCCGTCCTCGTTGGTTTTCTGGTCCAAGTACCAGATTTCGACGATCTCCTGGGAGGGATCAGCGTCGGGATTGCCGCCAGGGAAGTTCGACGCGTCCAGATATTTCGCCAGCGTCGTCCGGATGGTGAGGCGGAACTGGAGCAGGTCCTCGAACGCCAGGCAGAGCGCCGTAATCCGGCCATTGACGTTGCCGGCGGTGAAGCTCGGCCGCGCCGCAGTACCATCGCTGTTCGCCTCGATGCCCTCGATCTGCACCGGCCAGGCCGCGTATTCGTGGCCCTGCCACCAGATCGGTTTCGCCGGTAACTGGTCGGCTTTGGCACCGGCGGCGGCCAGTTCCTGCGGGCTGTGCGGGATAGCGTGTCCGTGGAACCGGACCACGTCGGCGCCGAAGTCGCTGCCGTCAAGCTCGAACAGCACGACCTCGCCGCCGGGCTCCAGCTTCTGGATATCGGTGATCAGTGTCATGGATGGAATGCCTGTTCAAAGGTCGCGGTCAGCCGGTAGACCCGGCCGCCGAGGTTGACGGGCCGGTAGCCCGCACAGGTGTAGAAGCCCAGGCCGCCCAGGGGCGGCGTCCAGAGAAATGCACGCGCTCCGGTGTGGCGGTCCAGGAAGTCCATCGCGGCCTTGATGGTCGCCGCCGGCCCGGTGATGGAAACCGGCCAGCTCTGGGACTTGCTGTTCAGGCCTTCGCTCACCAACTGCTTGTAGCCGTCACCGAATTGCGCGGACCTGGTGGCGAAGGTGATGTCGCCCTCGCCACCGCTCTCGGTGGCCCAGGTGAAGGTTTCGATTGCCATGTGCCCTACCCGTTGATGGCGCGGCCGATCGCACCGTCACGCCGCAGATCACGCGCCAGGAGTTGTCGGTACTTCTGCTCGACGAACGTCCCGATGTCGCGACCGAACTGGTCCAGGCCAGGCTGGCTGCTGGAGACGTTGGCCGAACCATCCGAGGCAATGTTCACCTCGACGTTGATCTGCGAGCTACTGCCGCCCATAGCGCGCACACCGAGGGCCCCGGACGAGGTTCTGGTCAGCGGCATCACGGCCTCTGGCCCCGCTTCGCCCATCACACCCATACGGCCGCCGCTCATGCCGAACGCGGTTGGCGTGCTGACCACGCTGTTGGTGAAGGCCCCGCCAGTGGCGAACATCTGCACCCCGCCGGCGAACGCACCACCGTTGGCGAACAGCCCGCTGTTGCTCACCAGATTGTCGACGCCCGACTGTGCGGCAGCGTTTCCACCGCCGAAGAATCCGCCGAAGAGGGACGAAAGGGCCTGCGAGGCAGCGGCGCGCGTTGCAATCCGCGCCATGTCGGCCAGGATGCTCTTGGCGAAGTCGGAGAACGACAACTTGCCGGTCGTGGCGAAGGTAGCGACTGCATCCTCCATGGCGCGGAACGCGTTGGTGAACAGATCATGCGTCTGCCCAGCAACATTCCTGGCGCTTTCGAGATAGTCGTTCCAGGCTCCGCTCGCTCCGTTGCTCCAGTCTGACTGGGCAGCGGTCATCTGGTCGTAGTTGCTGACCACGGTGTCTCGCAGGTCCTGATGCGCCTTTCTGAGCGCAGCCAGACGTTTCTCGTACTCCTCGTCCGACATTTGCCGACTGGGATCGGAGCGCTGGTTCTCCAGGTCCATCAGTTGCTGGTTATAGCGGTCGTCGAGACTGTTCAACTGCTCGAAGCGGGACCGCTCTCGTCCGCCCATGCTGACACCGGCCGCAGCGCGCTCGCCCTCCAGGCGCAACGCATCGACCTGCGCCTGCAGCGCCTGCGTATAGCGCTGCACCGACTGCTCCTGTCGCCGTAGCCGCCCTTGCTCGCTGAGTTCGATCTGGTTGAGCTGTGAATCAGCGTCCTGCTGCGCCTTGACCAGCGCCGTCCTGGAGTCGGCGATCTTCTGGTCGAGCTGGATTCGCTGGGCAGCCGAGGTTCCTTGCTTCGCCCTGGCAGTCTCCAGCGCTGCGATCTCACGCTCGTAGGCATGAGTTACCTCATCCCGCTCCTGCTGGATGATCGAGATGCGCTGCTGCGCGTAGCTTTCCGCGCTGATCACGCCTGCGCGTTGGGACGCCTCCAATTCCTTTTGCGCGTTACGGTAGGTCGCGGTGATCTCGGCCAAGCTGTTCTTCGCGGCGTTGGCCGCGCGTAGGTCCACCGAACCGGCGGAGCCCTTCTGGTCCTTGTACTTGGCGTTGATGTTGGCGATCTCGCGATCGATGGTCGCCTGCTGCAGGCGGTCATCGTTCGGGTTCACCTCGCGGATCGCCTGTAGATCCTTCTTGTACTGCTCCAACTCCTTGGCGCGCTTCTGCTGGTTGGTCAGCGCCGCCCTGGAACGAGCGTCGATCCGGTCAATAGCATTCTGGGCGGCCTGTTCAGCCCGAGCGCGCTCGCCGGCGGTTCTGGCATCGTCCTCCATCGCCTTGTTCCGCTCGCGGAGCATGTCGAGCTCTTCGCGCAGGCGGTTCCGGCTCTCGTCGCGGTTGCCGACCAGGCCGAAACCACCTTGATCGAGCTGGGCAAGGCGCCGCTCCACGTCGGCGATCTGGGAGTCGATGTCCTGGCGACCAATGCTCTTGGCATCATCCCACGCGCGCTTCGCAGCACGTGCGACTCCATCCCAAGCACGCTCAATCCAACCCAGGTTCTCCAGAATCTTCGGGGTCCGCTGGTTGATTGCGTCAGCGTAGGCCTCAGTCGCCAGCTTCACCGCGCCGGCGTGATCCCCCTGCTCCTCCAGCGCCTTGATCTGCGAGTAGACGGATGCGGTGAGGTAGTTGTACTGCTCATTCAGGGCCTTCGAGGCCTTCACAGGGTCCTCTCCCAGCCTCACGAACTCGGCGACGGTATCCCCCACCGCGCGGCCAGTCGCCTCTTCCATCGACAGCGCGGCCTGGGTGATGGCAACGAAGCTTTCGCTGGCCAAGTCTCCCTTGCCCGCCAGGGTGGCCAGCACTTCGGCAGCAGCTCCGGTCGTGCCAACCGTATTGCTGACTTGGCGCGCCATTTCGCCCAGTCCAGAGGCGCTGGTACCAGCGTAGTTGCCGGTCATGATCAGCGCCTTGTTGTATTCGCCCTGTTCCTTGCTGCCCAAATACGCCGCCGCAGTCACACCACCGACCGCCGCTGCCAGCAGCCCAATCGGGGCCAGGACGCCGATAACACCGCGAGCGGCGCCGCCGGCGTTCACACCGATCTCGGCGATGTTGTGGGCGGCGACCCGCCAGTTACCGGTGGAGAGGGCGTTACCCAACTGCAGCACGTTCTCGCGCGCTTCCTTGCTGGTCAGCCCGAGCTTGTTGATCGCGCCGCCGGTACCTTCAATGTCCCGCCGCTTCGCCGCGATCTTCTCCAGGCCGGCGGCCAGCCCGGCGTCATCCAGCCCGCCGGCGGCGCGCAGCCCACGCAACGCGGCTTCCTGCTTCTCAAGCCGGGCCAACGCGGCGGTCACCGGATCGATGCTGTTGACCGTGCGTTGCATCGCTTCGATCTGACGGTTCTGCGCCGCAACCAGGCGCTGCTTCTCGGCGGCCTCCTTGGTTTCCGCCTTCTGCAACCGGTCATAGGCCGCACCCAGGCGATCCTGATACTGCGCTTCGTCCTGCAGCGTGGTCAGGCCGGCCTTGCGCGCCCGCTCGAGCAAGCTCTCGGCGCGAATCAGATCGTCGATATTGGCGACGTTGCCGGAGAGCGCCCGTTCCAACTGGCTGATGATGGATATCTCGCCAGCGGCACTGTCGTATACCTTCCGGCTGGCAGCAGCCTGGCGTTCACGCGCACCGGCCGCCTTGTCGACACTGCGGGCAGCGTCCTCCTCCGCGCGCGACACTCCCTTGGTGGCCTGCTCGAGGCCCTTGCTGGCGTCGGACAGGTTGTCGATTGCCTGTTCGGCCTGATCGGCGGAGTCGACCAGCTTGTCGAGGTCCTCGGCCGCCTTTACGGCCGGGCTCGAATCGACCTTGATGCCCAGTTCGGCGAAGTTGCTCATCCCGACTCCCTCTGCTCGCGGAAGGCCTTCAGCGCAGCGTCTTCCATCACCCGGATATCCGCGAATACCGCGGGTTGCTCACCAGCGGCTACGCCGCACATCTGCATCACCACCGGCAATGCGGTGTAGTCCAGGCCTGTTGCACCACACATGCCAGCCCGCCACTGGGTGCTCATCGCCTCGAAGACGATGAATGCCGTCCAGTTGCAGGGCCAAAGCTCCATCTGCTCGTCGCTTTCGTCGAAGTCATCTGGAGACAATCCGAACTGCGCCAGCTCCTGGGGGCTGGCTACAGGCCGATAGAGTTCCTGTGCGGCGCGCTTCAGTTTCCCAAGCGCCCTCTGCTGTAGGCGCTCTGGTAGGCCTCGAGGATGGCCTCGGGCACGCTGACCAGGGAGGACACCAGCAGCCGGACGTTGGCCTCGGTGAACGCCTCGTCGAACCCCCACCCGGCCACAACGGCTTGTACCTGCTCGACCTGGAGGTCGATCTGAGCCGTGGTGAACGCTTCCAGAGACTGCTCGCGAGTCTCCTCGACCAGGCGCTCGAACCGCTCTCCCCAACTACTGTAGAGGTCGGCCAGCGCTTCACGATCCAGGTACTTGAAGGTGAATGGCACCTTGATGGACTCCCCGCCGAGGCGGGGAATCTCCACACTGGATTCGAAGGTGGGCGCCTGCGCGATGCTGAACTTCTTCGCCATGACAGTTCCTTAGGGGGCCGGGTTGTAGCGAACCGGGCGGCCATCGAGAGCGATGGTCAGGGTCCGGGTCATGATTTCGTTGACGTTCAGGGTCGGGGTGTCGCTGACCGAGACGTAGCCGTTGTAAAAAACCTCCGATCCGTTGCGCAGCGTCAGGCGGATCACCTGCAGCGCCTTACTCTGGTCCGCCGCCTCAATCACCGCCCACTGCGGCAAGTTGGGGTCGTCGGCGATCGGCATCGAGAACGACTGCGCGTTGCGGAAGGTAGGCAACTGGCGCTGGTCATCGTCCTCGAGGTACTGGTACTGGACGAACTGCTGCTCGCCGCCGGAGGTGGTCGGGTTCATCACCTGCTGGATCTGCTGCCAGGTGAGGACCTTCTTCGCCGAACCGATGCCGCCACCGGCCGGGTAGCGGATCACATCGGTGGTATCGATATTGCCCAGGGAGAAGGTGTCCTCGGTGGAAACTGCGACCTTGACGGCTCGGCCGTTCAGGCCGGTCCAGCCGGACACCAGCGACACGACGTCACCGATCAGCAGGCCGTGAGCATCTGCGGTAGCAACCGCTGGCTTGGCGTTGGAGACAGCGGTAACCGGAATAGCCGGGCCGTAGGTGGCAGCAATGGCCAGCAGCGCGCCGTTGGGGAGGCTTGCGGACATGGAGTTTTCCTCGTGTGGAAATGAAAAAACCCGCTCATGGCGGGTGCTGGTGTGCCCATGCGGGCGATCAGAAGATGTCGGCGCGATAGCCGATGGAGACTGGTTTGGTATCGGCGATGTCCCCCGATATCCAGGGTCCCGGCGCTGGTGGGCTCACCACCTGCACAGAGAAACCGGGGCGAGACAACTCGCTGTAGAGAGGGAACTGCTGACCTAACTCGGCGATAATGTCTGCGGCAACGCCGGTGCCCTGCCCGCCTGGGACCACGATGCTGATCTGGAACACACCGGTGAAGCCCCGGTGGTAGCCGCCCAAGTCGCTACTGGTAGTGCCAGCGGGCAGCGTGAAGCAGCGCAGATAGATGGCACCCGGCGTGGGTTCGAACGTCACATTCGGGTACGCGACCGGGATACCCTTGGCCTTCGCCCAGATGTCCAGGCGAGCCTCGAACAATTGCTGAATGATCTCGTGACTCATGCCTGGTTCGCCCTGACGGCGGCCTCCACAATCTGCTGGAATTCGGCGATGGTCACCCGGACCATGCCAGCCGGCGCCTGGCTGGAGTGCCCGTACTCCAGCGGTACCGCATACGGCAGGTTGTTCACCAGGTAGGCGGTATCACCGAGCTTCAGCGGCTGGACCCCGGCGGTCACTGCAGAAATTGCCTTGCTGCCAGTCGGGTCGACGTCATCAATCTCCCCCTGTGCGGCCGTGCCGATGCTGAACTGCCAGTTGGCCCGAAAGCGCCCGCCAACATACCCGCGCCCGGCCACCATCCCGTTGACGTCGAAGTTCTGGTCACGCTCCGCCTTGGTCAGCGGCTTCGCGTGCTTCACGCCTCGACGTAGCTTCCCGTTCCTGGTGAAGTTGCTCGGATTCAGGTTGATCAGGGTGTTGCGAATCGCAACGTTCTCGTCGTAGCGGTCCGCCACAGCACTCGCTCGCTGGCGGTAGGCGACGTTCGCGGCCCACCGCTCCGGGTCACCGACTGGAGATTTCTCGATCACCTTGATCGACAGGTCCAACATGATCCGCTGGTAGATCGCATCGCCGGCAGCCAAGGCTTGGTCGCGGAACTGCGCCACCGCTGCAGCGAAGCTGCCCTGGCGCCCCGAGTAGCGTTGACGCATGCGAGAGCCACGGGCCATGCGCTACCTCCTCGCTTGCGCGACGAAGCCGATGTCCAGGCCGGCATAATTCCAGGCTTTCGCAGTCACCACCTTGAAGGCCTCGCCGTCGAACTCGATACGGTCGCCGTTCCTCGGCGCCGGCATGTCCTGCCCCCCGAGCTGCACTGGTGACATGATGATCTCGACATCACCCTGTTGGATCAGCGAACCGTCGATAACCCGCACATCGTAGTCCTGGCGCATACCGGAACCATCGAAGCGGCGCTCGATGGTTGGACTTCCACCGGTCGCCGGGTCGTACTCGCCCTGCTCGAACTTGGTCAGGCGTAGCTCAAGCCCCTTACCGCCCTTGCTCCGCGGTGCCAGCATTCGTATGGCCATCACCCGGGAACGGTCGTAGATATCGGCCATCAGCTCATCCTCGACACCCTGACGTTGAACATGCCGCCGCCGACGGTCAGCGCCTCCAGAAGCCGATCCACTGCAACGTAGCGCGGCTGCCCCTGGTTCACCGGATCGGCGTAGACCGTGGTGAGGGGTCCCACCGTCTCGGATTTCACGGCGGAGGCCTGCTGTACCGTGTCCAGCGGCCCGTCGAGCGCCAACAGGGCCAGTTCGCACGTTGCGGCCTGCAGCTTCCGGTTCGGCCAGGCCAGGCCGGTGCGTGGAAACTCCAGCGTCTGGTCCGGGTCGACCTTCGAGCCTCGGAATTGATAGCTGCGGTCGATGTAGTCGGTCGCCCTGATCAGTGCCGAGGAGCGGCTGTCATTGGAGGCCGACGCCCAGGCAGCATTGCCGCGCTGAGCGTGATACTCGGTAGCCTGGTCGACGGAGACGTAGCTGTTGGCGCTGTCACCCTCAGTCACCACCGCCATTGGCTTTCTCCTCGGTCGCCTTCAGGAACTCGCGCAGCGAATCGGGCGTGGCGCCTTCCGGCACCTCGACACCCAGTTCAACGAGACGCGCCAGCACCTGCTCGTCGTTCAACGGCGAGGGTTCCTGGGCCGCCTTCGCCTCGGCGAGCAGTTTCGCCAACGCAGCCTTGCCTGCACGCCCATCGAACGCAACGCCGAGAGCCTTCAGGTCAGCCTTGATTTCGTCGAGGGTTGGCTCGCCGTCCTGGCCGCCCGAAGCCTTCGCAGCACCGCTGGTTTGCAGTTCGATCAGGCCGTAGGCCGCCGAGTATGCCTGCGGCACCTCGCCGGCCACCGCATCGGCCTGTTCGAGGAAGTCACCCTGGCGATAGGCGAGCGGATCCCGAATCGTCAGCCCATTGCGCTGGGCGAACTCCATCTGGTCCGAGGTAGCCGGGCCCGCTACGAACCACAGAATCTTCTTGGTCATTGTCCACCTCATGAAAAGGGGGCCTAGCGGCCCCTCTGCGGCTACTTGCTCAGCACCAGAACGCCGGCGGTGTCTTTGACGCTGGTGGCGGTGCGCTCCCAGTTCGCCGCGGTGCCGATCGCGGTATCGTTCGGCGAAGCGCCGCCCGCACCGGTCTTCCAGGTGTAACCGAGCACGCCCAGGTTGTAGCTCCACTCGGCCTGGTAGACCGAACCCAGGTTCTCCTTGCCGGTAGTGCGGTTCAGAACAGCGTCGAAGTCGTTGTTGCCGGTCACCAGCACCGAGCTCTGCACCAGGCCCAGCGAGCGGAACGAAGCTGGGTTGGCCTCGGGGTCGGCGCCAGCCGGCACGATCAGCGAGTCGGCGTCGGTCACCACGAACAGACGGCCGAACGGGTCGCGCATCACGTTCACGCCGTCGTAGGTGAACAGGTTCTCGGCGTTCGCAAGAGCGTTGTCGTAGAGATCGCTGACCACGCTGGAATGGAACACCCAGGCCGCGATGGCGTTGGCGCGGTCACCCAACTTGAACGCCGCCTTGTTCAGGGTGCGGAAGGTTGCGGTCTCGGTGGCGCTGCCATGGGTCGCGTCGGCGTGACCGCTGATTGCAGCCACCGCGCCGCGGATGGCGGTGTTCAGCATATCCGCGACACGTGCTTTACCCAGTTGCTCACCGATGGTCAGGGCCGCCAACGCCGGGTTTTGCAACACCCAGTTGTACTGGGCCGCTTCATACTCGATCGGTGGCGTGCCGGCGGCGACCTTCACCGCGGCGTTGAGCAACTGCGTCAGACGAGTCGCAGCCACGTCGCCGTTGCCGTAGACGTTGCGGCGGCGCACCAGATTGGCGATCAGCTTGAAGCTGGCCTTGATGTCGAAGTCGCCCTGCGCCGGCGCGTTCTGCAGGACGATGGTGCCGGCGGATGCCTGGTTGAATTTGTCGATCGCCTGGGCGACGGTTTCGGTCAGAGCCGTGTAGGTCTGCTTGTTGAATACAGCGAGATCGAAAGCCATGTGGCCTCCTTACTTGATCGTTTCGAGGTAGGCGACCTTCTCGGCCTCGGTCTTGCAGTCGGCGAGCGACTTGGCCGTGCTGCCGGAGGGCTTGCCGCCCGGGGGCGTTCCGCCGCCGGAGTGGCCAGAGCCCTTCAGGATCTGGTCGCGGTAGGGGTACTGGTCGACGAGAATCTCCAGCGCTTCATCGAAGTCGGCGGCCTCGCCGGGACGGGCCTTGCTGTACAGCTTGTTGCCGTGGGCGTCGTAGGCCACGACATTGCCGTCCTCGATCTTCAGGTGCTTGCCGAACACGGACTGCACCATGTCGGCCGGAACAGCCAGGCGGTCTGCCACGAACTTCGAGCGGGAGAAGCTGCCGCCGATCTTCTCGGCGTAGAGCTGCTGCTCCAACTGCTCCGCGCGCGTGGTGGCCTCGGTCAGCTTGGTGTCGTAGGCCTTGCCGATTTCAGCCTTCACCTTCTCGATCTCGCCGGCATCCACCAGCTTCTTCGCGTCGAGATTGGCGACGGTTTCCAGGGCTTTGCGCGCTGCGGCCGGGTCCTCGATGCCTTCGAAGTCTTTTGCGATCTTCTCGGCCTTCTCCGCCCGCTCGCGGTGCTGCTTGGCCTCTCCGTTCAAGCGGGTGATGGTGGCTCGGGTACCGACCGCATCGAAAGCGATCTCCTTGCCGTCATCCTCCACGTAGACCGGCTTGCCATCCTGGACCTCGGCGTATTGCTTGCCATCGACTTCGACAGTCTTCAGTTTCATCTCGTCTTTCTCCGGCCATCCGGCCATTGCGATGGGCCATCCGGCCCGGAAGGCGCCCCGCTCCATCCGAAACGCAGGCATAAAAAAGCCCCGGACATTGCCGGGGCCTACACGAATTGGTGATCAGATCAGTCGGGCGCGTACAGCGACTTGAGTTGCGCCAGGCTCAGCGGGTTGCCCCGCTGGTCCAACAGGTCGCTCAAGGTGATGACGCCTCGGCGCCAGAGGTCGGCGCGGCCGGGCCCCAGCTTCTCGTCCTGGAAGGCCTTTGACTTACCCTTGAGCCATGTCTCGAAGTTCAGACTGGCCGGCACCTGGCCGTCCATCGACGCCCGAGTGCTCTTCACCTCGTCGACGTCGATACCTAGCTCACGCATCGTCTTGAGCCAAGGCAGAGTGGTACTGCGACACCCCCAGTGCCGCGGGCAACCTTGCTTGTACGGCAACGAGTGCCCCACAGGCCTGAACTGCAGATCCCAAGTCTTCTGGTCGTAGACCATGCAGATTTCAGTGGTGTGCGAGTCCAAGGTGCTGAGCTGGCGATACCCTTTCACCGGTCCATTCTCGCCAGAATTGGCCTTGTAGACCTCCATCCTGGCGCCATTGGCCACCGCTTGGGCGCTGTTGTGGACCAAGGTCCGAGCCGCGCGCTTGCTGACATCCATGAAGCCCTTCACCGGCGGTTGGTCGCCCCGAGCCCGGCGGCCGACGATCTGGGTGACCATCTGTTCCGTGGTCTCGCCGTTCACGAAGCCATTGCGCACCACACCGGCGAACCGGAACGAAACATCCGCAGCCTGCTTGAGCCACCATTGCTTGGTCGGAGCGCCCTCGATGAGCGTATTCGCAACCACAGCGCTGAGTCGGTTCTTGCCGACGCCGAGCATGATTGGCCGGCTCACCAGGCTGTTGACTGAGTTCGACGCGAAGCCTCCTTCGATGACCGCGAGTTGCCGCAGGTTGGCATCATGTGCCGCAGCGATCTCGGTGTACTGCGCCTTGATTGCCTTGGCCGCCTCGTCGAGGATCGCGTTGACCTCCTTGACGTTCTTCAGCGGCAACCGGCGGCCCTGCAGCAGCTTCACCAACTCCTCGGCGAGTTCGGTGATCTTCTCCTCGACTTCCTTCGACATACCCGCCGTGGTCCTGATCAGGTCGATACCATGGTCGGTATACAACTCCGCCAGCAGCACCTCCAAGCGAGTCATATCGCAGGCTCCTGGTTGCGGATCCTCTCCTGCTCCGACTCCCAGTCCAGGTCCTCGGCAAGCATGCCACGGCGCTGGGCCTCGTTGAATAGGGTCTGGTCTGACAACGAGCCGCCGTCACGCATGCGCTGCAGCACACCCATGGTCTCGGCCGGAGCATAATCCGGGTCGAGATTCGGCTGGAGCTGCACGGTGCCGCCCTCGGCGCGGTTGTTCAGTGCGAGGGAGAAGTACGACAGGAACAGCACCAGGCTGTCCTGCAGGCCCTGGCACATCATCGCCAGTTTGCTGGTCTCCTTCGCCGATTCCTCGCCAGACTGCTTCGCCGTCATGACCTGGGTGGACTTCTCCACCAGCTTCGCACCGGCCTGCCTCATCTCCTCTTGCAGTGAGTCAAGCTGTTCCCGCGCGGTCTTGATGGCGGCGCCGGTGTGCTCGACGTACTTCATGTCGGCTTCCCGAGGCAACTTCACAGCGGAGCGCGCACCGATGGCCAGTTCGTCGCCGGAGTCGACGCCAGTCATCACCAGGATCGGCACGCAGGCGACATCAACCAGACTGTCCAGGGAGGACTGGAGCCACCAGTGCTTTGCCACCAGGTGGGCGAGTTCGAGCAGTGGTGGCTTCGCCGTGAGGAACCCGGTACGCGCGGTGTAATACGGCACCAAGGGAATGAAGCCGAGCGTGTTCGGCGTGTCCGATACCATCTCCCACCCGTCCTTGCCCTCCTCGAACACTCGATGCCGGTGGGGCTCGATCACGCGGATCTGCTCAACGGACTCGTCGGTGAACTCGTCCACCTCCTCCACCCGGCACGTCCGGAAGCGGAACTGGGTCAGGCTGTCGATACCAGCAACCTTGCCGGTCTTCCACCCCAGCACCTGGCCAGGCTCGATCAGCACCCCATAGGGCCTGAAGCCGGCCTGTTGCTCGGCCTGCCGTGTGTTCGGCAGATCCTCTGGCCGTTGCGGTATCTCGACCAGGGCGAACTTCAGGCCATACTCCAATCCGCCGCGGAACCAGTCCTGGGCGAACACCTGCAGGTCACGTCCCTCCGTATCCACGTCGGTCAGCAGGTCGGCAACTTCCTGGGGCACGTCATCGCCGATCACGACCGGCTTCGCAAACACTCGCCCCACCATGGCGCCGACCGTTTCCTCGAACGCGGGGTGCAGCGTCGCCAGCTTCAGCCGCGCTTCATAGTCCTCCCTCGTCTCGAGCTGCCGCTTGGGCAGATACGCCTCCCCCACCTCGCGCATGGCCGAGGTGCCGCCCTTGATGCAATCGATCAGCTTCCAGTGCTCGCGCATCTCCTCGACAGCGGCGCAGCACTGGCAAACGGATTCGTTCATTGTCAGAACCTCAGGGTGGTAACAACGGCCGCAGGTCGCTCGACCGGGAATTCCTTGTGAATGAAGTAGCCCGCCGCATCGTTGGGGTGGTCGATGTCGGCCGACTTGTCCGGCTCGCCGTTTGTGCCCCACACCTGCTGTTCCAGGGCGTCGGCATAGGTCGGGCACCGGTCGGGGTTGACCCGATACCGGCGCTCGCCTTTGGCGTTGCAGAACATGGCGTTCATGGAGTTGATCCGGTCCTTGACCGGCGGGTTGGCTGTGGGCGCCGAGACGATAAAGCCGGCCTGCTTGAGCAGCGCGATGTCGGTCTCGCTGGCCCGTACCGATTTGCGCGAATCGCCCGAGGCGTCGGGGTAGATCCTGATCTGGCGGGTCGGCCGATAGTCGCCGTCGGCGTACAACCAGAACCGCTCCTTGATCTGGCGGATCATGTCCGGGGTGTCGTACCCGTTGACGATCTCGTCGACCGCGTGCGGCAGGCCCAGGCGCTTCACGTGCACCACGGCGGCCATCTTGCCGACGTTGAAGTCCATACCCACGTATATCGGCTCGCCTGGCTGAACCGTCTCGGGCGAGGCGTTGAGAGTGCGGTCGTAGGCGGTGTAGATGGTGCCCGACGTCAGGTTGACGAACTGGCCGCGCAGGTACGCCGCGATCAGTTGCGGCGGGTACGACTCCATCAGCGAATCGATGTAGTCGTCCGGCAGGTTCGCCTCGTTGTCGTAGGTGCTGGCTTGGACCAGGCCATACAGGTCCTGCAGGTGCGGCTTCTCGCGCAACTGCTTCACGAACTGCTGGAAGACGAACTTGAAGCCTTCCGGGGTGGTGGTGACGTCGACACGGTTGCGCAGGCCGCCCACCTTGTAGCGCATCCGCGCGATGATCTTGCGCCAGGCCTGCTGCGCCTTGACCAGCGACAGGACGTCGAGCTCGTCCACCAGGGACCGGCCGACCTTGAAGCCGACGATGGTCTGGGGCTTCTCCATGGAGCGACAGATGATCGTCGTGCGGTAGGCGCTGCCGCTGTAGAGGTGAACCTCGTGGTTCGCCTGATTGATCTTGGTCCGCAGCCCCCAGTCGAAGGCTACCTCCTCCATCGTCGGATAGAAGATGTCGCGGATTTGGGCGTAGGTCGGCGCGAAGTAGCCGGCGTTGATGCGCGGCCATTCCCATGCGTGCTGGGCGAGCCCTGAGCAGCCCACCCAGGTCTTGCCGGAGCCGAACCCAGCCACGAAGCCGCAGAACTTGTTCGGCAAGGCCAGGAACTTCGCTTGAGGCACGTTAAGCGTCGGCATCGCGCACCCTCGCGTCGATGATGGTCACCGCGACGCTGGTTGGCGGCGCATCGTCCTCGGGGTTCTCCAGCAGCTTCAGCTCCGCGCGTTTCTTCGCCACTTCCAGGCGCTTCAGCTCGATGTCCAGGGCGGCGGACTCGGTGCCGACGTGCCGGCTCAGTAGCTCCAGGTTGCGGAGCTTGTCCGGCCACTTGACCTTCCGGAGAACGCCGGCAATGCGGCGGTCATCACCACGGCCTTCGAACAGCTCGGCGACCTCGATGCCGGAAAGGAACTGGCGCCAGACCTTTGGCCATTCGCGGATCGGCTTGAAGCTGCCGTCGTCCTCATGGATGTCCAGGACGTCCATCTCGTCGATCTCGCGCAGGCGGCGGACGACGTAGTCGGCGGAGACTTCAGTGCGCTTCGACCGCTCGGCCATGGCCTGGGCGATCGCTTCGGCCACCTCGGGCACGCGGAGCAGCTCGTAACCGATCTCTGCCGCTCGCCTAACGCTGTAGTCAGCGCGGATTGCTGCCTGCGTCGCGTTAAGGTCGACCAGGTACTCCTCGACGAACCGGCGCCGCTTCTTGTTCAGCGCCATGAGAGACCTCAAAAGAAAAGCCCCGCTCTAGGCGGGGCCATCGCAAACTACTCTGCACCTCTGCCAATCGCGCAGAGTATGGAGATACAAAGCTCATCGTACATTTTCAAGCCGGCAAAACTGTTCAGCTGTACCGGGCCTTCTTCCACATTCCCTGGGAAGGTTTCGTGCGCGGTCAACACGATCTGCCACACCCTATCCCAATGAGCCTGGTCATAACCGTCCAAGCGTTTTTTCTCGACCCACATCGTAGCTTGATTGCCTTGCGCTCCGATTGAGTATTCAGTGCGTACTCTCGCAGCGCCATATGGCGAGTCGACAAGGGCACTATCACCGTTCAAGTGAAAAACAAGGCCCCAATTCTCTTGAGGATGTGGCTGTTCTGATACCTGCTTCAGGATACCTAGCAATCTTTCCGCTCGCTTTCTGAGCGTTTCTACATCCGAGACGGTGTAGTGAATATCCTTCCAGTCTTCGCCGGTGAATCGCTTGAACATTGCCGTACCCTCTTCCGTTGATGGAAAGGGTTAGATAAGGCCATTAGGAAGCAATTCAATTGCTCAGTGTCTGCGTCGTTCCGCCCCATCCCACCGCCGGTCCTGGCGAAAGATCTGCTTGCGGCATGACCAGGCGTAGCCAACCACGCCAATGTGCATCACCACCGCCCACGGGCTGACCCAGTAGCCTTTTGCCAGCTCATTCAGCAAGCCGAAGGCTCCGACTGCGACCAGGTAGAACGACAGGCTCAGGATTGGATGCTCGAACAGGTGGACGGTGCGCAGGAAGTCCAGCGCGGCCAGCACCACCAGAACACAAAGCACGGCGTCCAAGCCCATGAGGAAGGTCATCATGGTCAGGCACCCTTGGTTGCGAGAATGCGCTCCGCAGCCGCCTTGATGGCGGGGATGATGTTCATGGCCAGCAGGCCGATGAGGAAGGCGACGCCGTTCTTCGACTCGGCATCAACCGGCAAGCCGAAGTAAGCCACCACCAGCGGAGTGGTGAAGATGGAGGACAGGAAACCGGTGAGGACTGCCGCCCCGGCCTGCTTACGGGTCAGACCGCGCAGGAACGACAAGGAGAGGATGGCCCCCGCGAATCCGGCAATGGCGACGCTGTACTTGGCGAACAGTGCGCCTGCGCCGATTGACGTGGGTTCCATGGGCGAACCTCGAATACCACAAAAGTGTTATAATACCACAAATCTGTTGTATTATGGACCCATCCAAACAACAGAGACGAGGTGATGAAGTTCAGCGAATTCAGACGATGGTTGAGGGCCCAAGGGGTGACCTTCGAAGCCGGCAAGGGAAGCCACTTCAAGATCACCGCCCCGAACGGCAAAACGACCACCTTCGCGGACCACGGAGCTAAGGAAATGCCCGAACCGACCCGCAAGGCGATCATCAAGCAACTGGGGCTCTAAGAGCCCCCTAGCCTGCACGCTGAACGATCACCCCGAGGAGTGACCATGTACGACTATGCAATTCGATTCGAACAGGACGACAGCGCGCCTGGCGTTGCCGTTTTTTGCAGAGACTTGCCGGAGCTGAACAGCTTCGGTGATGACCGCGAGCATGCGATCCAGGAGGCGCTGGATGCCATCGAGACGACCCTGTCGCTCTACGTTGATGCGCGCAAGCCGATCCCGGAAGCAACTCCGCCAGAGGAAGGCGAGCACGTCGTCCATCTTCCGGCCGTCACCGTGGCGAAGATCGCGCTGTGGAACGAGATGATGAAGCGCGGTATGCGCAAGTCCGACCTGTGCAAGCTTCTGGGTATCGCACAGACCCAGGGCGATCGGCTCGTCGACTTCCTGCACAACACGAAGATGGATGCTGTAGAGGCGGCATTGCTGGCTTTAGGCACCCGCCTTCGACAGTCAGTGGAAGTCAGGTTCGACTGGGTGAAGCTGCGGCATGAGCGCGCCGACGATGTGATTCTCGTGGAGGTCTGGTGTGAAATGGTCTCGTCCGGTCACGACGAAACTGGAAATGAGCAGGGCTGGGTGAGCTTGCCTAGCCAACTGTCCACCACCTGGAACCAGATCAAGGCAATGGAGGCCCACCAGTTTGCAACTGGTCGCCAACTCAGCATATCGGTGGACTATGACAGGCTTGGCGAATCTCGGTTCGAATCGCTGGGTCGCATTCACCTGCCCGTGACGTTCTACGCTGCAAGAGTCAGTGCCTGATACGAAAAACCCCGACTCAATGGCCGGGGTTTTTGCTTGTAGAGTCGTGCGGGTGTAACTCTGCACAGTGGCAAAACGATACCCAAATGCTCCTCAAATCGTCAAGCGACCTGTTTTAGCCGTTCCCGCTGCGCCCAGTAAGCGTCGACTCGGTCCAGGTAGCGCTGGTGCACACCTGGCTGCTCGATGATGTCCTCGCCCCACTCCGCCCGGTAGGCTTCTCCGTACCGCTTCATCCGCGCCGCCCAGGCTGCCAACTGGCGGTCTGACATTCCGCGCAGGCGTTCGACCAGGCGCTCCTGGTGATGCTCCCGGCGCTGGGCGTACAACTCGGCGCGAACCTCAGCGACCACATCCCGGTCGTTCTCCAGCCAGCGCCAGCCAGGCCCCCTCCGGAGCCCGCTCTGCTTCGCAACCACCTCGGCCACCGGCTTCAGTGCCTGGGCGTCCAGCTTGTCCACGTGGCGAGCCAGTCGCTCCCAGGTGCTGGCGTAGTCCCGTGCCCAGTTGTGCGGGTCAACCTTGCAGCCCAGGCGCTCCTCGATGAACAGGCAGACCTCGCCCGGGCCGAGGGTGTCCCGGCCGTTCACCGCCCGCTTGTGCGAGTTGATCGCCGCCAGCGCCATCCAGTAGGCGCGCTCGGCCTGGCGCTGTGTGAGCTGGCCAAGGCCGGCCCCGATCCAGACCAGGCCGTGAGCGATCGCAACGTCGTCGCCAGTGGCCAGCGGCGAATACAGCGTGTGGCCAAAGTGCTGCAGCGGCTTCGGTAGCGTGCCGATGGCGGCCATCACCAGCCCGGCCGCCAGCATGTGGGCGGAACGCCCGTTGGTGTCCTTGCGGTCCGGGTGCGTCTCGTTGGCCACCCGCCCCCGCTTGCCGAGTTTCGCCTTCTCCGCGGCCACGGCGAGGACCGAATCGCGGTTCTCGTAAAGTGCGTCGTGCCATGCCTGGCGGGCGCTGGTCAGTTTCATTTCGGCTCTCCCCTGTGGTTTTCTGTGGTCACTGCTCGCCCTCGAGGAGAGGGACGACTTTCACTCGCACGCCTGGCGTTTCGCCGTAGCGCTTCCCCACCACCGCCTTCACGACCTGGACGTCGTCCTTCCAGACAACGCCGTTCAGGCCGTCGTAGATTGCTTTGATCACGTTGTCCATATCGGGCTTCTTGGTGGGGTACAGGCCGCCGGCCAGCGCCAGCGACTTCCGCTTTTTCGACATCGATTGAGGGATGCTCAGGGCGATGTCCAGTTCGACCATCACGGGGCCCTCGAACAGCGCGCGACCTGCCATGGCCTGGTGGCCGGCGTGCGCGATCAGCCCCTCGTAGTTCGCCGTCTTCGCCGGCGTGAACATCCTGGCGTGGGCGCCGACGCGGCCGATACGCGGCCTCCCCTTCCCCACCGGCTCGCCGGGTACGGTGAACATCACCGGGCGGAGGTCAGCCATTGGCGCGCCCTCCCTTCATCCCGCGGTAGCGCTCCGCCATGCTGGTGACCTTCGGCGCCTGCTGAGGCTCGTCGAAATCGAACTCGTCCAGCGCGCCCGGAGCGAGCTGCTCGAATCGCGAGTACTTACCCAGGAACGCGCACCGGACAGTGCTTGGCTCGCCGTTGCGGTGCTTCGCGATGATCAACTCAGCCACGCCGCGGTACTGGGTGTCCGGGTGATAGACCTCGTCTCGGTACACGAACATGATCACGTCGGCGTCCTGCTCGATCGCGCCGGACTCCCGGAGGTCGGACATCATCGGACGCTTGTTCGGCCGCTGCTCCAGCGATCGGTTGAGCTGCGACAGGACGATCACAGGGATACCAAGCTCCATAGCCAGCAGCTTGCACTGGCGGGACATGTCGCTGACGTCCTCGGTGCGAGTCGACTTGCCGGAGCTCTCCAGGAGCTGCAGGTAGTCCACCACCAGCAGGCTCAACCCATGGCGCTGCTTGTGACGCCGGGCCAGGGCCCGCAGTCGAGCGGCGTTCAGCCCGGGGCGATCGGCCATGTACAACTTCGAGCGCTTGACCTTCAGAGAGGCAGATCCCAGCTCGGCACCATGGCTGGACGGTGCGGAGCCGTCCTTGATCGCGGTGAGCGGGATCCGACCAAGCGATGCCAGGATGCGATCCATCAGCCCGCCGTTGGTCATCTCCAGCGAGACCACCAGGGCCGGGTCACCCAGGTCGCAGGCGACGTGCTCGGCGATGTTGATCGCCAGCGCGGTTTTGCCCATTGCAGGACGACCAGCAATCACGACCATGTCGCCAGGCTTCAGGCCCATGAGCTTCTGGTCCAGGTCGCCGATGCCGGTTGCCAGACCATCCAGCTTCCCGCCGAGGTCGGAGCGGCGCTGCAACTCCTCGATGTGGTCGGTCAGCACGTCAGCGGCATGGCGCACCTCGTGCGTCGAAGTCTTCGAGTCGAGCGCCATGACCATGGCCTGGGCGGCGCCGACCTTGTCGGCCTGGGCGGCCTCGCTGAGCGCCAACTCGTGAAGTCTGTCCCCCGCAGCCGCCAGAGCTCGGTCAACCGCTCGCTCCCGAACGATCCGCGAGTAGGTTCCGGCGTTCGCCACGCTGGGAGTGTTCTGGATGATCTGGCCGATGTAGGCCAGCCCGGTGACCACCCCGTCAGTGGTTTGGACCTGGTATCGGTCGCCCAGGAATTCACCGACGGTCACGATGTCTGCCGGCTGGCTGTCGCTGTGTAGAGCCAGGATGGCGCGGTACAGGTCGCCGTTCTCTGGCCAGTAGAAATCCTCCGGGGTCAGCTCTGCCGACAGCACGTCGATCAACTCGTTGCGCAGGAGCATGGCACCCAGAACGCCATGCTCGGCTTCCAGGCTGAACGGGTCACGCATGGTAATTTCCCTCGACGATCTTCACGAAGTTCGACGGCGCGATGATCCAGTCGAACGTGGCGCGGAATGGCTTCGCACCGTTGCGACCGGGGACATTGCCCATCAAGAACGGGGAGGCCTTGACGGTTTCGAAGAGCTCTCGCCAGAAGTCCAGCGAGCGGTGGGCTTCGTGCTCCCTCCATCGGGCTTGCAGGTGGCGCCGTCGGGTATCGTTCAGCAGGGCGACTGCTGGGAGCTCTGGCAGCACCTGGTGGTACAGGTCTGCAATGGCCTGTGCCGGGCACGGTTTGATTCCGTGCTGGTGTCCGTTGAGGTGTTCGGGTTGATCAGGTTCGAACAGGTCTTCGTCGGTCGACGGTGCTGGTTGGCGCGAAGCGTCAACAAGTCCATCGTCAGATGGACTTATCTCTTGATCTTTAATCCCTGTCCCTGTCCCTGTCCCTGTCCCTGTCCCTGTCCCTGTCTTAGCCGTGTCAGGTACGTGACCTGTCACAGTGACAGGTTCGTGACTTGTCACAGGTTTAACGATCTTCTCGAAGCGTGACCTGAGCTCTGACGTGTGGGTGTTCCAGGGCAGGACGATCCCAACTGCACGGAGCGCATCGAACATCCGCTTGCGGTCCTCGCGCTCCTTCTGCTTCCGGGCTTTTTCGTTGTCCTTGGCCTCGCGATACTCGACGCGCTCGGCCCAGGCCTCCAAGGCTTTATCGGCCACGACGGGGTGGTAAAGACGGCCATCGGAGCACTCGATAAAGCCCCTCAAGGCGCCCTCACGTACCTTGCGCCAGCCCTTGATATCGCCTCGGCCATACCCGGCATAGGTAGCAAGAGCTGTGTCGGAATTTGGTAGGGAACCGGCTGGAACCTGTCCCCAAGATGCGCACCACAGCAGGACTGCGGCGCGAAATTCGTCGCCGGTAGCCTCAATGGCTAGGTCGCTATCGCGCAGCCTGGCAACGTCCAGCGGCATAAATGTCAGCCCGCGCAGGTCAACTTCCTGCGGGACCAGTGGCTCAGGGAGCGACATGGAAGGCCTCCTTCGGCCTGCGTAACGATGCCCGGAGATGCGCAAGGCACTCCCGGCGAGCTTTCTCTTTCGCGATATGGCTGTAGCTCTGCTTGATCTGCTGGGCGGCCTGCAGAGCCATCTGCTGGTGAAACTCGACGCTTCCCGCCGGAACTGGTACAGCTCTACCGAGCCCGCTCAGCACGCAATCGAGTACCTCGGTGACCGGGCGAGCGTCCGGGCCACGGAACTCTTCGCCGTCCGGCTGGCCAATCTGGAAGGAACGCACGGCTACCCCTGAACAAGGCGCGGCCGGCGCATCTGGTCGATCATCCGCAGCGCCTCATCTGTCGCCGCCCTGGATTCGGAGAGCTCCCGGTGGGCCTCCTGCAGTTCCTGGTCATCAGCGCCGTCGACGAGGTTGGCAACAGCCTGCTGCGCCTCACCGTTCTCCTTGATGAGTGTCCGGAGCATGCAGAGCACCTCCGGCCGCTGGCCGGCATCGCCGCCGATCAAGCGCACCGACACGCCCAGCGGCGTCAGGATGTCGCCCAGGGCCTGGACCTTCAGGTCAGTCGGCAGCGCCGCGAGGATGCTGGGAACGAAGTTCGCCGGCACCAGATTGGTGTCCTTGGTTCCGTCGTCGAGCCAGCGGAACACGCGGTCGGCGTTGACCTTCATCCTTTCGGTTGTATCGCGCGTCGGCGGGTCGAAGACGATGCCGGTGACCAGCGCTCCCTGGATGCGTTCGTGCGCCTCCACGATGTGCTGGACGACGGTCTCGCGGCTCCACCCCTCTCGGCGGCGCCATTGGTTCACCACGCCGAGCAGCGTGGAAATCAGGGTGTGCGACTCATTCCGCATGCACTGCGTCTCCCACACGGTTAGGATCATTTCGCCATGACGCACGGATGACCGCGCTATCCCTGGCTCCCCTTACAGCGCGATGGCCGAGGAGGCTGAAAACTTGAAAATCGATCGCACGACTCAGAAAGCCGTTCTGGACCGCTTGGCGGACGCGTATCCCAATCCGGTACATACCGATGGGCTCTCCGATCTCTTCGACGACACCAAGATGCTCACCGCCTGCTGCGCCTACCTGCACGAGCACGGCTTGGCAAGGGCAAAAATCTCGGAATTTTTGAGTGAAGGCCGCGAACTGCTGTACGCGGAAATCACAGCCAAGGGGATCGACTTTCTGGCAGATGACGGAGGCCTGAGCGCAATCCTGGGGCCGGTGACGATCAAGTTTCATGAGGACTCTCTCCGCCAGATGATCGAGCTACGTCTCGCCACGGCGAGTGATCAGCAGGTGACGCCGGAGGAGAAAATCCAGCTTGTTCAAGCGCTTCGAGGACTGCCCGCCGATTCCATAAAACACCTGACAACGCGACTACTGGACCTGGGCATGGACAATCTGCCTCGAGCAGTCGAGATAGTTCGTACGTTCCTGTCGTGACGCCCCCCACCTCCTCCGTTGAGGCCAGCGTGAAATGGAGGAACCCGATCCGGGGTCCACGGTTGGCGTGCAGTGGTGTGTAGAACTGACCAGGTAGGATCTGGGCGGTAACGCGGAGGAACAGCTCGGTACTGGCCGGCTCGCACCGATTGGCAAGCAGCACCAGGCCAAGCTGGGACTGCGTGAAGGTAAGGCCGCCTGCCACCCTGCCGAGTCCACCGTTCCGGTTGGCTGTCATGTCAGGACGCCCATTTCTGATGCCCTTGGAAAGGAAACGGGCGGAGCTCTTCAGCAGTGAAAGTACCGTCATCATGCTCCGTAACGAACACCGCACGACCGACACGTAGCGCTTTGCTGATTGCAGGTGGAGTAATTCCAAGGAGCCTGGCGGCCTCGGCCTGGCCTTTCTCGGTAGCAAATTCCTCAAGGGGAATCTGTTTCATTGGGTGCGTCTCCGCAGTTGCAGACAGCACCAATAATTAACCATCGGTTAGTTTTTGGCAATACCGATGGTTTCTTCCATTGTGTTAACCGCTGGTAAACACTTGCCGCATGACGAAGAAACGCGCCCTTCCTCCTGACCGAATAGCCGAATGCACTGCGGCACATGAGCTTTTTCTGGCCAAAAAGAACCAGCTCAAACTCAGTCAGAAGAAAATTGCTGAGATGGCGGGCATAACCCCCGCTGCTGTCAACCTTTACTTCAAGGGAATCAACCCCTTGAACGCTCAGTTCGCTGCAGTCTTGTCCAGGGCGCTTGGTGAGCCGGTCGAGCGTTTCAGCAAACGTCTGGCCAAAGAAATCGCTGACATGGCTAGTGCCGTTCAATCTCCCTCAAGTCAGGGCTCATTCTCCTCAGGTGACAGTGGCGGGCATGCAGATCGCGCTGAAGCACTGATGGATTTCGCATCTCCGCGCACAAGAACAGTTCTTGAGCGCATCAACCAGGCTGCACGGGACGGGCGCCTCTCGGAGGCTGACCTAGATCTTCTAGACCAAATAACAGCGCGCTTCGAGCACGTCAGTGTCCAAGATACCGTCAGCCAACGAAGCCACAGACGCCTAAGGGATAGGCTGCAGAACGATGATTCACACTCTAAGCAGTGACGCATTTGCAGGGGTGCTGAAGGCGCCAAAGGTTACCGGTCTCAGCCCCCTTTTCCGCGCAAAGATCCGCGTGAATGGCGATAGCGTAAGGTGCTATGTCAAGCCCCTTCCGGACATGCTCGACTGTCCGGTACGGCGCACGCCAGTCGATAACCAGGAAGTGATCAGCGAGGCGCTTGGCTACGTTCTTGCGAAGGCATGCGGGCTCAAAGTGCCAACGGTTGCCGGCATCATCTTGCTTGAACAGGAGCAGATCCCGGAGTCAGCGCTTGCTGGACTAAGAAGCCTCGGGCGAGGACGCCTGCAGCCAAACTACTTCTGCTGGTTCACAAAGGATATGGTCTATCCGAACCTGGTCCAGAAGCACATGCAAGGCGTGCAACTCGAATTTCTGAAACAACGACGGTTGCGGCGACTCGTTAAGCATCTGGCAGAGGCAGAGGATACGCCGAAGGTCGTCGCCTTCGACGATTGGCTTCTGAACTCGGATAGGCACCCTGGCAATCTACTCGCCAGCACCGGCAGCTTGATGCTGATTGACCATGGACGCATCTTTGTTTATCCGAACTGGCAGCCTGGCACCATAGGCTCGCTGGGGTCCGGCCATCAGCCCGGTAATCGGTTGAGGAACTTCATCGATTCCTACGAGCCGAACTGGAGTGCGAAGCTACCCAAGAAAAGCCAAATGATCATGGCATACAACGCGTTTGCCGTTGGCTTTAGAAACCACGGAGAAGGAGCTGCGCGCACCGTGCTGGCTGAGTTCTTCGACAACATCGATATCGACGCTATCATCCACCTGCTGCAATCGCGGCATGACCCAGTAGCATACGCCAAAGAATCCGGCATGGTCCTATGAGCAATCTTGCAAGACTACGTGATCGCCTGAGCGGGGCCGAACAGTCGGTTGTCAAGGGTGTGTGGCGTCCCATCAGCGCGTGCCTGGATGAAGACACCGGCGAATACCTCAATGTCGGGGTGTTGTTCCAGTATGCTGGCAAGGTCGAGGTACGAATGCTTGATACGTTCGATCGCATCAAGTGCCTCTATGGCAACCGCATCGACCTCGCCAGCCTCAGCCATCTGATGGTCGATATCGAAGACACGATCCGGCTTCACCATGCCGACCTACCAGATGAGTTGAGCGATACTATACGCCTAGGCCAGTCGCTGTATGCAGCCGGCACTGATGCTGAAAGCGTGGTCGACGAGTTCTTCTTCGATGTCGTTACCTTGGGCATGCCCACCGAGAAGCAACGCAATCATAACTTCCGCTATCGCTCCAATCACAAGGTGCGTGAGACTCTCTTCGAGATCATGCGCGAGAAGATGGCGCTCGATGCTGAACGCATTATCTGCTCAGAACCGTATCGGCTGAAGTTAAACAATAACGCGACGATCGACGTAGACATCCCTCTTCTGAGCGAGCGCGCGGCCGGCGCAGTGGTGTCCGCCTGGTACAAAAGCCCTCTGGTGGTAGAGAACAACCTTCTGCAGGCAGCATCTGACCTGCTACTGATTACCAGCAATTCGGATCGAAAGCTGTCCTCAATGTCCGTGTTGATGCCCCAGGAGTCTAGTGGGATGACGCGTAGCGAATTCACTAAGCACCAAGATGCGACGCGGCGTCAGCTTGATCGATTTCAGCGATCCGGTATCGACGTGATCGAGGCGCCGTCAAGCGATATCCTTGCGAATCGCACCATCGAGTGGTGGAAGGCTGTGGCCTAACCCCACCTCCGCCCCTCCAAAGAGCCCGCTTCATGCGGGCTTTTTCATGCCTGGAGAAAATAAATTAACCATCGGTATTGACGAATATATTTACCGATGGTTAATTTAATGCGCCAGCGCACACCGCCGGCCAGGCCACCGAGCCGACCGCTCTTTCACAACCCGCGCCATGAACGACTACCCGGCACCGCCGGTTAGGTCAGCCCGAGCTGTCTCCTGGCGGGCGAAAGAAATCCAGGGGAAACAACCAAGCCTGCCTCTACGGCGACCGGCGATCCGACAGGCCCGAAAGCCTGCCAACGCGCAGACAACTGCGACGGCGGACGAAGCGAAATGCTGAACCGAGCGAATGACCCGCATGCAGGTGCGGAGAAACACCGATTTCACTGGCTGGCCCTCCACCGAGGGCCAGACGGGAAGTCAATACACCCTGGAGGAGCAGAAAATGAATGAAAAATCCTCACGTGCTGTACGCCAGGCACTTCGGATCCTCCGAAAGGAGAAAGACGATCGCGAGGCGCGCATTGAGTACCACGAAACGGTTGGAATGCTGCGCGGCCTGTACTACGGCGGTGAGATCGATTCGATGGAGCTAGTTGCGCTCACGCAACTCGCAGGAAGCGCATACATCAACGCTGGGAAACCCTGGTAAGGAGACTGAAATGGCTCAATTCAATGTCGAGGCGCACCTGAGCAACGGCAAACGCCTGGATTGGATTGCCCTGCCGGACGGAAACGAGACACCGGATGACGTGCTGATCAAGGTACGCCAGGCCGCCATGAAGAAGTTCGGCGACCTCATCTGGTTCAACCGCTGGGACCACGTTGTTGCAAGCAACGGCTACATCACCGTGCGGATGCACGCGTGATGTACCAGTTCTTCAAGCCGATGCGGGGCTGCCGCATCTTCGCCAGTGAGCAGCACATGACCAAGCCAGCCGGCGAGCTGATCGGTTGGTGCGAGAAAGTCGACGGGAATATCTGCATTTTCAAACCGCCATGTTCGCATGAGCTTGACCGATTCATCTGGAGGCACAAGGACGGTTTAAACCCTTGGTATCTCTACTCAGCATAAACCCATGAATAAACGATTTCTCAGATGCGCTTGGAGACAGGCGCATCGAGGAAGTCAACGCGCCCTGGAGGGTACGGATATGCTGAACATCAATGAAGAAGACCTGAAAGCCGCCATCGTCGCGAAAGCCGCAGACGAGATCCTGAGCCATGACAGCGAACTCTCAGGGCTGATTGCCAGGGAAGTGAAATCGCGCATCGACAAGATCTTCGCCGAACGCGCAATGGCCCAGGTCGAGAAAGCAATCGACGAAACCGTGCATAACTGCTTCGAGCGCGATTACCAGCGCGTCACCGCTTGGGGGCAGCCGGAAGGTGAGCCGACCAGCATTCGCAAAGAGCTGGAGCGAACTGTAAGCGGCTATTGGTCTGCGAAGGTCGATCCACGCACCGGTAGAGCCGATGGCGGTTACAACTCTGTCACCCGCGCCGAATACCTGATGACGCAAATCTGCGCCGAAGACTTCTCGAAGCAGATGAAGGACAGCGCCGTGAACATCACCGGTCACCTGAAGGACGGCCTGCGCAATCAGATGGGCAAGGTGATGGATGACATCCTCTCTGATCTCTTCAAGGTCAAGAGCCTGCAAGACCAAGGAAAGGTCGAGAAACCGTACTGACCGCTTACCTGGCGCCGCTTCCCTGAGGTGGCCGTCACCCCGAACGGAGTCACACCATGCTGATCCTGACCAGAAGACCCGGCGAAACCCTGTATATCGGCGACAACATCACCGTCACGGTCCTCGGCAGCCAAGGCGACCAGGTGCGCCTCGGCATCACCGCGCCGGACGACGTCGCCATCCACCGCTCCGAGATCTACCAGCAGATCGGCAACGTCCGACCGGTGCCGCCGGCGGAACTGGTCGAGGCCTGGAACCGAGAGCACCCAGCGCCAGCGCTGATCGAGTACCGCCCGTACCGAGGGGCCGAACCGCAGCGCACCCGCACCGTCGGCCGGGCCAGCGTGTCGCTTGGCGGGGCGGCGGTTATCTGGATCGAAGGCCAGTCGGCGCCGGTGGCGTTGCGGGCCTGCACCGCGATCTCCTGACTTCGGCGCCTGGCCCATTGCCGGGCGTTTAACCCACGGCGAGCGCCCGCCGGTCCAACGGCGCGTACAACGGAGGACCTCACCATGTAGCCCAGCCTCAATCGGCAGATCGCCAACATGCGGTCGAGCCTGTACCCAACCGCTTTCACATAAGGCGGTGCATGTAAGTGGAGACAGGGCGCTTGGCGGCGCCCTTCTCTTTCCTGCTCCTGGCACGGCCAGGGCGCAGCGGGGAGTGATTTGAGGCGTGGAAGCTGGGAGCCGAAAGCTCCCTGGAGACACGCGGGAAGCGCGGGAACAAGCGCGCACGTGGGCGGCCATGGCCGATGAAGTTCCGGGCATCAGCACAGTCACCGCAGCAGCGGCAAACACCCGAGAAGCGCACTGATGCCAGAGCCGGAGTCGCGACCGGCCAGATCACTCCCCGCTGCGCATGCAGCGTTCCCCCTCTTCGCCCGGCTCCGGCCGGGCTTTTTTCAACCCCCATTCGAGAGCACCCACCACGGCGCCCCACCGGGCACGACTGCCGTGTGCCTGGGTGCTGCCGAATGCAGGTGAACCACGGAGAGCATCCCGATGTGGACATACCGCGAGCGCCGCAACCGCGCGGCTTTCAGCAACGCGCAACTCGCTTACGACCGTGCCGTCGACCCGCTCTGGGACCAGCCGGAGCCGGAACCGGAGCACGAGGACGAAGAGCAGGAGGACGAAGATGGCCTTCAGCAATGAACGCGCGGTTCGGATGATTGAGGAAGGCATCACGGCCATGCGCCGGTCCCACTTCCCGCGCCCCGAACAGAGCTTCCTCCACGGCCAGATCGAACTGGCCTACGCAGTGGACTTCATCGACACCCGCCTCTACGACGACATGCGCCGCCGGCTCGACGCCGCAGCGGATTCGCGCTGGGCAGAACTCAGGAGCACGAACACATGACCACCCGCCCCGTTCGCTCGATCATCGACGACCAACTCGACGATATCGAAGAGTTTGCCGGAAAGAGCATCCGCCAGGCCGTCGAGTTGGCCAACCGCCACGGCTACCACAACCCGCTCTTCGCCAACATCTGCGGCGACCTCTGCGTTCTGCGCTTCCGGCGCAACCCCCGCCTTCACGCAACAACCACACTCACCCTGAAATGAGACCAGCCCCATGACTGCAGCTCTCGCATCGGTCGGCGCGCTCGACCGCACCAAGTACCTCGGCGGCAGCGATGTCGCCGGCATCCTCGGCATCAGCCCCTGGCGCACTCCGTTGGACGTGTACCTGGATAAGATCCAGCCGCGCACCGGTCCCGTCGACCCGGCGAAGCAGAAGATTTTCACCCGTGGCCAGCGGATGGAGCCCTACGTCATCGACCTGCTGGCCGAAGAGACCGGCCTGAAGATCATCGGTCGCGGAAACCGCTACCGCGACCAGCAGCACGACTTCATGGCCGCCGAGATCGACGCCGAGGCCGCCAGCGGCGAAAACATCGAGATCAAGACGGTCAGCCCATTCAAGGCAAAGGACTGGGGTGAGGTTCAGACCGATGCCATTCCAGTCCACTACACCGCCCAGGCCATGCACGGCCTGATGGTCACCGGCCGCCAGGTCTGCATCTTCGGCGTGCTGATCGGCGGCGACGACTTCCGCGTGTACCGCGTCGAGCGGGACGACGAAACCATCGCGGCGATTCGCGAGAAGGAGGTCGAGTTCTGGGGACGCATCCAGCGCCTGGATCCGCCCGAAGCAACCGCTGTCAGCGACATCCTCCGGCTGTTCGAGCGTGACGCCGGAACCAGCATCGAGGCCGATGGCAAGGTCGTGGAGGTGTTCAACCGCCTGCGCGAACTGAAAGCCAAGGCCAAGGGCCTGGAGTACGAGATCGAGTCCGCAGAGGAGCGCATCAAGCTCTTCATGCAGGACCACGCCCAACTCACGGTCAACGGCAAGTCGGTACTGACGTGGAAGTCCCAGACCACCAACCGCTTCGACCAATCCGCCTTCAAGGAAGCTCACCCCGCGCTGTTCGAGCAGTTCAAGAAGACCAGCGAATCCCGCGTTTTCCGCCTCAAGTAACCGGAGCCCAGCATGTCCGCAACCGCCCTGAAAGCCGCCGCGACCGGCAATGTCGCCAACAATGGCCAGCCGAAAACGCTGGCCCACCTGATGACTGACCCGAAGATCAAAGCCCAGATGGCCCTGGCGCTTCCGAAGCACATGACCGCCGACCGACTCGCGCGCATCGCGCTGACCGAGATCCGCAAAGTACCGGCCCTGGCGAAATGCAATCAGGAGAGTTTCCTCGGCGCCGTGATGCAATGCGCGCAGCTCGGCCTGGAACCGGGTAACGCTCTCGGCCATGCCTACCTGCTGCCGTTCGGCAACGGCAAGGCGAAAGATGGCCTGTCGAACGTCCAGTTGATCATCGGCTACCGCGGGATGATTGACCTTGCCCGGCGCTCCGGCCAGATCGTTTCGCTCACCGCGCGCACCGTGCACCAGAACGACCAGTTCAGCTATCGCTACGGCCTCGACGAAGACGTCCAGCACGTTCCGGGAGAAGGTGAACGCGGCGTCATGACCCACGTCTACGCGGTCGCCAAGCTGAAGGACGGCGGCGTGCAATTCGAGGTCATGAGCAAGGCCGACGTCGACAAAGTACGCGCCACCAGCAAGGCATCCGGAAACGGGCCTTGGGTCACCCACTACGAAGAGATGGCCAAGAAGACCGTCATCCGCCGGCTGTTCAAGTACCTGCCGGTCAGCATCGAGTTGCAGACCGCAGTCACCCTGGACGAACGCGCCGACGCCGGATTGGACCAGGACAACGCGTCCATCCTCACCGGCGAATACAGCGTTGTTGACGACCAGGTCCCGGACGGCGTGAACACCGAGACGGGCGAAATCACCGAACCCGCCCCGGGCCAGCAGTCGGACACCGGCGACACCGGCACCGACGAGCTCAATCTCGAGTAACCGGCCATGCCCAGCCGAACCGTCGAAGAGCAGTTCGACCGTGTCGAGGAGTTCAACAGCCTCCTCGGCGCGGCGGAGCTGAATGCCGCCACCACCTGGGAAGAAGAGTTCACCGCCGACCTGCGCGCCAACTTCCAGCGCTACGGCCCGCGGATGTTCCTCAGCGAGTCCCAGCACACCACCCTCGAACGCATCGCCAACCAGTAGGAACAGCAGCCAATGACAGCCCAAACCGCTGCAACCATCGCCCAAGACCTCGTAGAAGAGTTCGACGAGGAACAGCCCGCCACCGAAGGCGAATCGCCTGACCTCAACACCTACCGCGTCGCCGTTGCCACCAAGGCGCCGGCCGAAGAGCCCATCACCATGGAGTGAGCCATGCGCATCACGAAACTCGAAATCACCAACTTTCAGGGGCTGCGTCATGCGGCCCTTGATGTTTCTGCGCCGGTGCTCCTGGTGGCCGGCCACAACGGCGCCGGCAAGAGTTCGCTGCTCGACGCCATCAGCTACGCCTTCACCGGTAAGCCCGGCCGCGTTGCGCAGAAGCAGCATATCGGCCAACTGATCACCGAGGGCGCCAAGAAAGGGGAGGCCCGCGTCGAGTGGCTGGACGATGCCGGCGAGGTGCAGGCCTGCGGGGTCGCGCTGCCCAGCGGCAAAGGCTCCCCGCTCGCCGACTCGCCGTTCCTGCCGTTCGTGCTCGACGCCAGCCGCTTCGCCGCTCTGGACGCCAAAGATCGCCGCCGGGTGCTGTTCGACCTGACCGGCGCCAGCGCCAGCCCGGCCGAGGTCGGCAAGCGCCTGAAGGCCAAGGGCATCGACCTGGCGCTGTTCGAGAAGGTGAAGCCCCTGCTCCGTTCCGGGTTCTCCGCCATGGTCGGCCAGGCAAAGGACTACGCCAGCGAAGCGCGCGGCGCCTGGAAAGCGGTCACCGGCGAGAACTACGGCAGCGAGAAGGCGAACGGGTGGGAGCCGGAGGCGCCGCCGGTCATCGTCAGCGAGGAGGAACTGGAATCGGCGCGCGCGGAACTGCGAGCCACCGCCCAGGACCTGGACGAGGCCCAGCAGACCCTGGGCTCCAGCAAGCGCGCCCACACCGACGCCCAGGCGCGGGCCAGCCGCATCACCGCTCTGCGCGAAACCGCAGCGCTGGCCGACCGCCGGCGCAACAAGCTGGCCACCGACGAGGCCAATCAGGACGAATGGTCGGAGAAGGTGATGGCAGCCGAGGCCGCCGCCAGCGGCGAGCCCGCCCACCAGCCGCTGACCTGCCCTCATTGCCAGGGCGCCGTGGACCTGCAGGCCGGCCAGTTGGTCGCGCACCAGCCACCGGCGAAGGTTGCCGATCCCGAGGCGGCGAAACGCCTGGAGGAGTACCGCGGGTATCTTGCCAGCGCTCAGCGGGCCGTCGCCAACAGCCGGCGGGACCTGAAGGAGAGCGAAGACGCCGCCGCGCAGGCCGCCGCCCTGGAAGCCGAAACCGCCCAGGCGCCCAGCGCCGAGGCGATCGCCAACGGCGAACAAGCGATCAACGAACTGCGCCAGGCGCGTGACCGGCAGCAGGCCAAGGTGCAGTCGCTGCAGGAAGCGTTCAATGCTGCCGCCCAGCGCCAGGACGTCATCAAGCAGGCCGCCGGATTCCACGCCGAGGTCTGCGCCTGGAGCGCCCTGGCCGATGCCCTATCGCCCGCGGGCATCCCAGCGGAGATCCTGGCCGATGCGATCGGACCGGTGAACGAGATGCTGCAGCGCCTATCCGGCACCGCCGGCTGGTCGCCGGTACAGATCAGCGCCGACATCGATGTCACGTTCGGCGGTCGACTGTACGGCCTGCTGTCCGAGTCCGAACGCTGGCGGTGCGACGCGACGCTGGCCCTGACCATCGCGACGATCTCCGGCCTGCGCCTGGCGTTGCTGGATCGCTTCGACGTGCTGGATATCCCTGCTCGCACTCAGCAGGCGATGAAGCTGTTCCAGAGCCTGGCCGCCGGCGGCGAGATCGACACGCTGATCGTCGCCGGCACGCTCAAGGAGGCAATGGCGAAGACGCCGACCTGGCTACAAGCGGTCTGGATCGACGCCGGGCAACTCGTCGACCAGCAGCAGCAGGCTGCGGCCTGACCCTCGATACAGCGCCCCACCCGGGGCGCTTTCTCTTCCAGCAAGCACGCACCGGACGCCGCCCTGTGGGCGATTCAACCATGCCTCGTGGGCCACCCTGTCAGGCAGGGCGGCGTCCAGTGCCTGTTCACGGAGTGCTGACGTACTTCTAGCGGGTCGCGTACAGCCTAACGACTCTGGGTGTTGAGAACCTCATAGTTACCATCTGCATGCGCCTTGGTTACCCAAGCGTTCTTTGTCGACCTGGCTTGAGCCTTGGATCCGCTCAAAGTTTGGACCACTCGTCCCACGGCCTTCGATGCAACAAGTGCAGCGCTTTCAACCTTGGTCGGAGAACCCCGATAGCCTGCGGCAGACCGAAAATGATTGAGGATGATGTCTTGTTGATAAGCAGGTGTTTGCTCTCCACCGATTGTTGATGCACCCACCGTCTCATACCGGTAATAGACCTTGGTGTCATCGAACACGATCTCGACGATTCTGAAGTCAGGCATCTCTCCTCCTTGATCCGGCCCCATGCCGGGCCTTCCAAATCTAACTCCAACGACATCACTGCGCCATCACGCATAGCGCAGTGCGTCCTCACGTTCGCGAAAAGGAACCCGCCGCATGATCAAGCGCACCCTCTACCACTTCCACTTCTGCTGCGGCCTGGGCGGCGGCGCTGCCGGACTCAACCGGGCACCGCCGCGGATCGGCAGTCTCGAGGCTGATATGCCGCCTTAATCAGGATCAATGTCCCGCATCATCTGTTGCATCACTTGGATACCACGGGTACGGCAAGCCTCGTACGACGCGCATACCTCATCGTCCTCGTGCGTTCCGGTGCGACCATCTTTCGCTCTAACTTCGATCCGGATACCTCTCGGAATCGGGTTCGCAGAATCGTCACTCCATTTGAACTGAAGGTATCCTTCTTGCCCCTTCGGGCCATTCCAGCGCACGTTGCGGGGACGGTCCACTGCTTTCAGGTCATCGCTCATATATAACTCCATAAGGCCCGGCCCCATGCCGGGCCATCCGAACCTACCCGAACTGCCAGGCATAATCACCGTCAATCTTCGTGATGGTCGGCGTACACCTGGCTCCAATCTATCTCAGGAGCGACATCATTCACAGCCTTCTCGATAACATCCATCGCCTGGTAGATATGGTCCCTTGCCTCATCTAGGGTCGGCCCCCAAGTATCTCTGTATCTACCCTTCTGGACGTCCGTTATCTCATCCCAATCACCGGTTACTCTTTCGACTTCACTTATTACTGCTTCAACTCGACCGACCCCACTGGAAAGATAGCCGGTTGACTTTTGGTCAAGCACCACCAAGCGCTCTATGTCTTCGTTTGAAATCGAATCTGTACAAATCCTCAAAGGTTTAACCAACCCACGAATATCCTCGATTTCACCAGGACTATCCAGATTATCGAAATAGTACCAAGCACTGAAGTATCCAAGCTGATCAATTAAATCAACAAGAACTGGCCGAATTCTAGCAGCAACAAGTTTCGCTCTTAGTTTTTCTTCTCCTCGCCTGTTCCACCAAGACGTCACGGCAAGCCCCAAAGAGACTAAAACAGCCCCAACAGTTCCAATTGCCGAAAGTGCATTCCAGTCCAAGCTAATAGCCAGAGATACGGATGGAAGGATATTGAAAAACACGCCTCCACTAACAAACAGAAGAACTGCGACTAGCAAACTTTGCTTGTCCTTGAGCATATAAATTCCCCTTCAGCTAGCGCGGATTATGCATTGTGCGCCCGTACATCGCGAGAACTCCAATGTACCCCATCATTTACGTCGCCGGCCCCTACCAGGCGCCGGATCCGGTAGCTATTGCCCGCAACAACGAGTACGCCAGGAGACCACCCTACAAGTCAGCACCATTCTGCGGACATCCAGTGGCGTTTACGGAGAGCTTCGTGCACCAGGAGGTGCAACCGTGAACACCGAACAGTTCATCCGTGACTCGGCCGCGCGCGGGCTTTCCCGGCGCGCAACGATGCAGGCCCTTGGCCTGGGCCGCTGGAAGTTCGACCTGATCATCGGAGCCATGGAGCCCATCGAGTGGGCCAAGAACGGCACGACGCTCGGCAACCGCCTGGCCTACGAAGCGTCGCGCGGCAGGTTCACGCCAGCGCAGGCCGCAGCGCTGGAGCGCGCGCACGAACGCTGGAGCGAGAGCCGACGCTTCACCGTCCGCCGCCGCGTCGCCGCCGGCATGAGCCTGCGCGACGCGCTCACCACCCCGCGCCAGCAGCCCAGGCCCGGGCGCCGGCATCCCTGGAACCGTTCGCAGAAGCAGGTGCAGCCATGAAAGAACGTCCGATCCTGTTCACTGGACCGATGGTCCGCGCCATCCTGGAAGGTAGGAAGACGGTCACCCGCCGAGTGGTGTCGCCGCAGCCCGACTTCCTCGGCTCAATGGTCGATCCCAATACGCCATTCAAGACGCTTGATGCCGGCCTGCACGCACGCATCACCTGCCCCTACGGCGAGCCCGGCGATCGGCTGTGGGTGCGGGAGGCCTGGGCAGCAGATGCCCAGGTAGACGCAATCGCGCCGAGCGATCTCAGCCAAGGTGAACCGATCTGGTACCCGGCAGACCTCAGCGTCCGGCAGACAGGATGCTCCATGATCTCTAAGGGCCGCGTTCGCCCCTCTATCCATATGCCCCGTTGGGCCTGCCGCATCCTACTGGAGATCACCGCCGTTCGCGTCGAGCGCCTGCAGGACATAACTCGAAGCGGCATACGCGCCGAGGGCCTGCAGTGCCCGCCAGAGCTTTGCAGCGACGATGTTTCGCCGAACTACCGCGACTGGTATCCGGCGGCATGGCGCGAGCTCTGGGAGTCCACCGGCGGCGACTGGGACGCCAACCCCTGGGTCTGGGTCGTCGAGTTCAAGCGGGTGACACCATGAGCGCCATCATCAGCGAATGCGGCCAGTACCGTTACCTTCTGACTCGCCCTGGCGACTGCCTGGCCGACAAAGGCACAGCGGTTTTCCTAATGCTCAATCCGAGCACCGCTGATGCCGCGCTCGACGATCCAACGATCCGGCGCTGCCGCAACTTCGCCTCGGCCTGGGGCTGCAACGGGATCGCCGTCGTCAATCTGTACGCCTTGCGCGCGACGAACCCGGCCGACCTCTGGCAGCACAGCGACCCAGTAGGCCCAGACAACGACTGGCGCCTGCGCGTGATCGCCCGAGAGTACACCGACATCGTGTGCGCCTGGGGCGCCAATGCGAAGCCCGAGCGAGTAGAAGCCGTAACCAGCATCTTGACCGCCGCCGGCGGGCGCCTCTGGTGTCTTGGCACGACGAAGGATGGCCACCCGCGCCACCCTCTGTACGTGCCTGGAAATCAAGCGCTCCAGCCTTGGGCGCCGAGGGTAACGCCATGACCAGATCCAATGCGCCGCTGGTGCAGAGCGAGGCCGAACTCTGCGCGGCGTTCATCGACGAGTTCAACCGAGTCCCCGGCTGGACCTGCTACCCGGAGACTGCCGGGTTCGACATCCTGGTTGTCCATGAGGAGGGCCGGCAGTTCGGCGTCGAGGCCAAATTGCAGTTGAACGCCAAGGTGGCCGACCAGATACTGCCGCAGCACTGGCAGGACCGGTACGGGGCGCCCGGTCCAGATCACCGCATGGTCATTGTCGGGCGGATCACCGAGGCCAGCCAGGGAATCGCGCGCCTGCTTGAAATGTGCGGCATCGCAGTGCTCGCGCCGTCCCGCGGACACCGTCGGCGCGACGGCAAGTTCGTCGACTTCCCCGAGTTCCACTTGCGCTACTGGCTCCAGCACTTGAGCGGGCCGCAACTGTTCGACTGGAACCCCGCTGAACGCTGCCACGTCCCGATCGTGGTCCCCGACGTGCCCGCCGGCGTTCCGGCGCCGCTGCGCCTCACCGAGTGGAAGGAAGGCGCGTTGAAAGTGATCGCCACGCTTCGCCGCCAGGGCTTCATCACCACGAAGCAGATCGCCGAATGCGGCGTCAGCGCGACGAACTGGACACGATCCTGGCTCGACAAGGGGGCCGAGCGCGGCACCTGGGTTGAGTCGCCCCGCATGCCAGCGTTCGACCAGCAGCACCCCGAGGCCTTCACAAAGATCCAGCAGGCGCTGGACAAGAGCGCCCAGCCCAACCTCTTCACCTGAGCACCGCAATGAACCGCCCCACAATCTGCCGCACCACGGGCCAACGGATAGGCCTGTGCAAATGCTTCCGCTGCCGGCCGCTGGCGCCGGAGCAACCGGAGACACCACCATGTCATCTACCCAACACCAACTGATCGAGCAGTGCGCCACCCGCCTGCGCGGCATCGTGGAAGCCCTGGACAACATCCACGACACCAGCCCGCAACGCTGGTCGACGGACCTCGACAATGTTCACTCCTCGGCTGAGAGCCTGCTGGCCCTGATCAAGGACCAGGCGCCGACGCAAGCCGCCCAGGGCCTGGCCGGCGCCGCCCTGGCGCACCCATCCCCGAAGTGCGCGACTTGCGGCGGTACTGGCATGGTCGATGACGGCGAAATTACCTGCTCAGAAGGTGGCATTCCCTACGAAAACGGCCCTGTGAAGTGCGTGAAGGATTGCCCGGACTGCAAAGCGCAACCATCCCCGGCGCAGTCCGAGCAGGCAGAGGCGGGGCGGCCGGAAATGTCGCCAGAACGGGCCACGTACTTCATGCGTCGCTTCAAGTCCGAAGAGAAGTTGCTCGGTCCCAATGAGCAAGCCGCCGTGGACTACGTGCTGTCGCTGCTCGCCCAGCACGACCGCATCGTCGGGGCGCTGCGGGCGGAGATCACCCAACTCCGCCAGCACAAGAACGATTACATGGATGCTGGCCAGGAAACGTACCGGGCATTACAGAACGAAATCAGAGATCGGGAAGCGGAAATTGCTCGTCTTGATGGTCTGGTTTCGGGCCGCACGGCGGAGCGCGACGCCGCCCTGGCCAATGTCGATGCCCTCGCAGTGCAGGTGTTGAAGCTCGGCGGGACTATCAGCTTCGCCCACCACCGGACCGACCAGGCTGGGCAGGTGCCGCAGGCATGGCTCGACGTGCAGGCAGAGCGGCGCCGGCAGATCACCGCCGAGGGCTGGACGCCGGAGCACGACGACGAGCACGCCGATGGACAGATGGCCCAGGCAGCCGGCTGCTACGCGCTCCACGCCGGCGGAATCGGCACGGACTGGCCGGACGGTCGTCAAAATGGCGCTGCACTGTTCTGGCCTTGGGACAAAGATTCGTGGAAGCCGACCACTCCACGCCGCGATCTGGTCAAGGCCTGCGCCCTGGCGCTGGCCGAGATCGAACGTCTCGACCGGGCAGCGGCGACTCAGGGAGAGCCGCGCGATGCGTAGAGCACTGACCGCCCTCGGCATCATCGCCGCCCTCGGCCTGGCCATGGTAGGGCTGGTAGAGATATTCCCGATCATCCGCACGCTGGCGGCCTGGCAGGCGGGGTGCTTCGGATGAAGCAGAAACCAGGCATCGCACTTCCCCGCTGGCTCCTTCGCACAACCACGATGCAGATGCACAGCGTCGACGTGGTACTGGTCATGGCCCTGGTGCTCCAGCACCACGGTACGGCCGACGCTGTTCGCCGCGCCGCCGGTCAGCTTCGCGACAGAGTATGTGCCGAGCACCGGCCCAAGATGACCGCGCTCATGCGCATGCAAGACGACGTGGCGGCGCTGCAGGTGGCGCTCAACATCGTCCAGCGCGCCACCGACGCCCTCGGCATCCTGGCGGGAAAGCCGTTTCCGGCCAGACCTTCGCCCAGCGAAAGCCCACCGGATCAGGGGCACATGCCCGCCAAGGCTGGTCCCGTCACCGGTGAGCCGGTGCATCCTACCTGAAATCATCCATGCCCGCGGCCCAACGGAAAGGGCCGCTATTTCATGAGGGAACAGCGATGTCCCTTTCAGAGTTTCTATCCCCTGACGAACTCACTGAATTAGTTGGAAAGAAGGTCGTGAGCAAACAGATCGAATGGCTCGAAAATCACCATTGGAACTATGAAACCAACGCAGCGGGCCGCCCCATAGTCGGACGGGTGTATGCACGGTTGCGTCTGGCAGGCGTTCATCCCACAAGAACCACAGTTTCCGACCCCGCCTGGTCGCTCGACCTGTCGAACGTGTCCTGATATGCGGCCGAAGTCTACGAACCGAGACATGCCGCCCCGCATGTTGAAGCGTGTCCGAAAATTGAAATCGGGGAAAGTCTGGATCGGCTACTACTACAACGGCCGAGACGAGGAGGGAAATCGAAAGGAGATTCCGCTGGGTAGCGACCTGAACGAGGCGCGCGCCGAATGGGCTCGCCTCGAGCGGACGACAACGCCGAAGATCGTGCGCTACATGAAAGAACTGTTCGATCGCTACGAGCGCGAGGTCGTCCCGACGAAGGCGCCGCGTACCCAATCGGACAATCAAGCCGAACTGAGGCAACTACGGAAAGCCTTTGATAGCGCGCCGATCACGGCAATTACTCCTCAGGTGGTCGCCCAGTACCGCGATGCCAGGACGGCGAAAACTCGTGGAAACCGGGAGATAGCACTACTCTCGCATGTCTTCACGCTCGCGAGGGAGTGGGGCTACATCGATGGCGAAAACCCCTGCGCCCGGGTGCGACGGAACAAGGAGAAGGCCAGGGACTACTATGCCTCCGACGATGTCTGGGAAGCGGTCTACGCTCACGCCTGCCAGGAGCTTCGAGATGCGATGGATCTAGCCTATCTCACCGGCCAGCGACCTGCGGACACGCTGAAAGTCTCAACAGGCGATCTGGCAGGCGAGTTCCTGCTGGTTGCCCAGGGCAAGACAGGAAAGAAGCTCAGGATTCGCTTGCTCGATGGCGAACAGCCAACAGGGCTGGGCGTGTTCATCGACGGCCTGTTCGAGCGCCGGAAACTGGCCGGCATTACCAGTTCGCGCCTCATTACGAACCCATCAGGCCTCCGCATGAGCTACGCCATGATGCGAAATCGCTGGGACGAGGCGCGAGCAGAAGCCGCCGCCCAAGCAGTGGCCGCCCGAGACGAGCCGCTTGCTGAACGAATCAAGCAGTTCCGCTTCAGCGATATTCGCCCCAAGGCAGCCAGCGAAATCGAGAACCTGGCCGACGCAAGCAAGCTGCTTGGCCACACAAAGGAGCAGATCACGAAGAACGTTTACCGACGCGTCGGCGAGGTGGTAAGCCCGACGAAGTGAGGAGGCGTTGCGGAAATGATCGGAGAATTGCGGAAATGATCCGCTTTCCTAGGCAAGAAAAAAGCCCCGTAACTCGTTGAGCTACGGGGCTTTCCTGTTGGAGGCTGAGGTCGGAATCGAACCGGCGTTCACGGATTTGCAATCCGGTGCATAACCACTCTGCTACTCAGCCTTTGAGCGAAGCGACATGCGTTTGGCATATCGCTGAAATTTCTTTCCTGGCGCGATTTTGAACTTATAACCCTTTGATTTCAAAAGATTTTTAGCTCACCCATCGCTGGAATGGACGCAATTATGGACGGATTCGCCGAGCTTGGCAAGCGCTCTACGAAAAAAACTTTGCAGATCAGGCTATTGCGTAGCACAAGCCGGGAGAAACGGGCCCAGACGTCCGCGAAATGGGCCCGCAGCGACCGGCAACCGAGGAGCGCGCCAGGATCCGACGCGCCCTGCCCCGGCGATCAGTTCGCCTCGGGGCTCGCTTCGGTTGCGGGCGCTTCAGGCGTCGGCGCCTCCGTGGCGGCCGGCGCTTCGCCACCCGCCTGTGCACGCTTGGCGCGCTTCTCGCGCATCTGCTCGCGCTGCCGGCGAGACGCCTGCCGCCGCGCATACACCGCCTGCTCGGCGGTTACCTTGCCGGCAACCTGGCCTTGCAGATCCAGTCGCGGCGCATCTTCCACCATACAACTCCAGTAGCGGCTGCCCTGGCACCAGGTGGCGATGGCCTGTTTCAGTTGTTCGGCGGTGATTCCCAGTAGTTCGAGGTGCTGCTGCGCATCCTGGAGAATGCCCTGCTTGAGCGGAACCTTGGCCGCGGGACTTTTCGGAAACGCCAGCGGAAAATGCCGTTGCAGCCTCCAGATAGCCTCGACTCCCGGCTCGACGGCTTCACGTTTCTTCGCGCGTCCCGCGGAGCTTTTGGTTTGAGCCGGTTTCGCCTGCGCCGCCTGTGCGCGCAGACGGTCTCTCAGCTCGGCAAGTTGTTCAAAACCCAT